ACCTATATAACCAGCTGCACCACCACCCCCACTACCGTTATAAGTATCAACGTTAGGATATGTTAAAGCACCGCCACCCCCTCCTGTGCCTCCACTACCAATGTAACCATTAATTAAAAAAGAACCTCCAGGAGACGGTTGGGTTGTTTGAGTGACAGTAGCCCCATCAAAGTTACCACCTTGGCCACCGTAAGCAACAATACTAGTATCTGATATAAACCAACTATTTGAACCATTTGCCCCAACACCGGCCTGGTTTTCTAGACCCCCGGCACCAACAAAAAGTGAATATTGTTGTCCAGGTAAGACGCTTACATAATTAGCCCATGCAAGTCCACCACCACCACCACCTTGACCACGACGATCACGACCACCACCACCACCCCCCCCTATACATAACACGCTTACTTGATATACATTATTTGGGCATGTCCATGTAAATGATCCAGGAGTAGTGTATATATTTTGTCCAGGATTAATATTTCTTGCTGCGTGAACACCAACCAGAGCATTAACTATAGACATTAGAACAAGCTTCCACTAATTACGTAGGAGTCAGCGGCATCTACACAAATTATAGTTGCTAACCCTCTTTGGGTCAGTATTCTATTACCTGTAGAACTAGTTCCAGCCCAGTATAGTGTTGTTCCGGTGTTAGAAATAATTGTAACGTTAGAACTACTATTGTTGAATATTGTACAATTAAAACCTGATGTTAAAACGCCAGAATTTATCACAACATTGGCAGTAGTAGAAATAAGACCACCATTATAATTGTTTGATAAGGCAATAACTGTGCTTTGAGGTGTGACGGGTAATACTGTTGAACCTGCTGAACCTGTATAACCTGCATAACTCCAGTAAGTACTAGTACCATTAGATGTAAGTATTTGTCCCGATAAGCCTAGTGAGCCATTTGAACTAATTGAATTTGCAGTTAATGTTACAGCTACTACAGTATTTGTTGTAATATTATTTGAGTAGATATTATTTGAGGTTGTAGTATTAATACTAATTGTATTTGTTGTAATATTATTTGAGTAAATATTATTTGAGGTTGTAGCATTAATACTAATTGTGTTTGTTGTAATATTGTTAGAAAAAATATTATTAGAATTAATAGTATCAGATAAAAGAGATGTAGTATAAACTATAGAAGCAACATTAATAACCCCCACTTCAAAATTACCAAGTGAAAATGTTCCTGCTACTGATAAATTACCTGTTGTGATTCCATTTGTAATTGTCAATGTGTCGGCTGCAGCTGAACCTGTTACCGATAATGATGCACCAGTTAAAGAATGTGTAACTGCTACGGAATTAGCTGATATTGGACCAGGAATTGAAATGGCACTAAATGATGGTGTTGGGTTAGAGGCATCTACCCATTGACCAGTATCAACATCATCATAGTATACTTTAAGAGTACCTTCCTGTGTATTCCACCACAAATCACCAGAAGCAGGAGTGCCAGGCGCAGTATTTGATACTGTTACAGAGGCTCCACCACCACCACCTCCTGTACCGGATGAACCAGTATAACCTCTTACACCTTGATCACCTTGAGAACCAGTATAACCTAGACCACCTGATCCAACATATCCTGTAGAACCTACATATCCTACACCTATTGATCCAGTGTAACCATAAGATCCTGTGTAACCAAAATCACCCTGAGAGCCACTATAACCTAAATTACCCTGAGAGCCACTATAACCTATATCACCTTTAGATCCTGTGTAACCAATCGATCCAGTAAACCCATATGAACCAGTGTACCCTAGATTTCCTTGTGATCCAACGAAGCCAGTAGAACCTGTATAACCTATTGAACCAGTATAACCCAGATTTCCTTGAGAACCTACAAAACCTGTTGAACCCGTGTAACCTAAATCACCTTTAGAACCGGTGTATCCTGTTGAACCTGTATATCCTAGGTTTCCTTGTGATCCAACGAAACCTGTTGATCCAGTATAACCTATTGCTAGTGTGTTAGCCAACCAAACACCATAGTTATTTGCCCAACTCCAAGACTGGGCATTATAAGTATATGTTTGGTTATTTGCAGGGTTACTAGGAAAATTAATTGCCATATGTGTTCTTTTTACATTTATTTATTAGACGTATCTTGATTTAAAATTGCCGTAATTAGCAGCCAGTTGTGTAGTTGATAGTTCAGAAGTGTAAAACATTGCTACAGCACAATCAAAATTAGCATAATAACTGGCTTGTCCATATACCATACCTAATCTCCAATTATTAGTATTATCTGTAGCAGCATTGACATTTAATGCAGAACCAATTTGTACCTGATCAACAAAAAGTTTAGTACCACTTGCTGTACTTGATGTAACTGCTACTTCATGCCACTTACCATCAGATACTATATTATTATAGACAGTTGGTTGATTTTGTTGATCCCCCGCTCCTAATCCTGACCATATTCCAACATTACCACCGCCTATAGTTAACCCAAAATCCTGTGATGATGTACCAGAAGATACATACCCCATAATACCAGGTTTCTGATAATAAGTAGCATTATCAGAAAAAGATGTTGATTTTATCCAACAATAAAATGTAAATGTGGATAAGTTGGTAGTAACGAGTCCTATACCATATTGCGATGAACCGTTAAATGTTACATAGTTGTTTTTCTTTGTTAGGCTAGTGGTTATAGTGGGTGATCCAGTAAATGTCATGTTACCATAACCCATCTGATCAGTCCAGGAACTAGTAGATATTGTGTTATTAATACTACTTAAATATGCATCAAAATACTGTCTCAATCCAGTAGTGGTATATGTACTACTCCCACTGGTATTATAGTTACTTGACGTATATTTTCTACTGGATGTTAATGTTTTAGTAGACATTACGTAATTTCTGCTCCAAACACCGTGAATGCAATGTTAGCAGTGCTGTTTGCAAACACTACTATAGAATCATTAGCTGCAAGTGTAATGCCAATAGTTAGTGCAATACTATCTGAAGCAGGAATAGTTGTTTCGTAAGCTAAAAAGGTATTAGATGTGGGTGTTGAAATAGAATATCCACTCTTAACAGATGCTAACCTGAAATTTCTTGGTGTTGCATCTAAGTTACAAATATTTACTGTTGATACAGTAGCAGAAGTGGCTGCTGGAACTGTATATAAAGTGGTATATGTACTGGCAACAGGTGCGGACTGTCCTAATATTTTATACGCGTATGTCATTAATTAAGCTCCCATGAAAAGAAACGGACTTAAAGATTCAGTGGCTGATCCACTACCACCTCCAGCTGATGGGATTGCCGAAACCCATTGAGATGTATCACCATCATTATAATATATAAAAAGTAACCCTAAATCATTATTCCACCAAAGATCACCATTTTTAGGACTTGATGGTGCTGCGGAAGAAATAGAAAAAGAAGCACCAGTACTTCCTTGCCATACACCATAGTTGTTTGCCCAGTACCACGTTTGTGTACCATAGGTATATGTTTCGTTATTTGCAGGACTAGTAGGAAAATTAATTGCCATATCAGATCTTCTTGTTTATATCCTATTTATTTCATTAAGCCCAAGTACCAACTGAAACATTAGAACCAGCAGTGCCAATCGGATAAATTGATATAAATGAACCCGCTCTGATTGTATATGCACCTCCAGGTGCAGCTGACGGTTGATATTGAGGTATAAATGTACCACCACTACCTATTGATACAGTACCACTCCATTTCCAGTAACGGGCAATACCAGCCGAAGATGAACTTGAAGAAATTACTGTGGATGTTTCTCTAGTAACTGCAATACCAGCAACACCAGTATCAATAAAGTTGAATGTATTGGAAGCTTGTGATGTAGAGTGCACTATATATTCTATATTATTGATTGTAGCATTACCTCCAAATAACACACTAACAGTATGTGAGGTAGTACCAGCTGATTTATACCATAATGTCTCTGCTTCAAATCTATAGATAGTATTAGAACTTAGTGTTACACCTACACCGTATATATTTTGTACCGCAGTAGAATTTAACCCTACAAGATCTTGCTCTAACCTAAAGAATTGCATTCCAGGTACAATACCTCTTTGTGTACCTGCTGGTGTGTATAATAGTGTTTTACCATCGAACTCCATTGCACCAGCAGTGGCAGTAGTAAGGTTAGTACCTGTTTGGAACGTAAGAGGTGCTGTAGAAGTAGTACCTGCTGGTAATGTAATAAATGAACTGGAAGGTGAGCCAGTACCTGCATTAGGAGATGTTGTAACCCATTGTGAACTATCACCATCATTGTAGTAAACATAAAGACTACCTGTCTCTGAACTCCACCACAGATCACCAGTATTAGCAGAACCTGGTGGTGTTGCTGATAATGTTACAGAAGTACCACCTCCACCACCAGAACCAGCAGATCCTGTATAACCAACAGAACCAGATGAACCTGTATAACCAGCAGCAGAAGATCCAGTATACCCTGTAGAACCTGCATAACCGACACCTATTGAACCAGTATAACCTGTACCACCTTGTGATCCAATTGACCCAGTATATCCTGTATCGCCTATGGAACCTGTAAATCCTACCGAACCACTATAACCAGTAGAACCTATTGACCCTGTATAGCCTGTATCACCAATATCACCAGTTCTTGCAAAAGTAATAATAATATCAAGTGCATTACTAAATGTGTTTGAACCTGACAGGAATGATGAAGGGACCGCAAAGTAATTTGTATAGTGGGTATGATTACCAGTAATAGCAAACAAAGCAAAATGATCAGTGTTTGCTTTTTCAGTTACTGTAAAGTGACCTTTTATTGATGATGTTGAATCATCAATTGTTTGTAAGTAGTTATAGACTGATACAAAATTATCTGCATTTTCATTTATATAAAGAGTGGTTGCTTGTGAGGCATTGGTATTACTTAACTTTAAACCACCATTACCTGGATCACTATTGTCAGTATTTGCATTAAACGTATAATCAAATGCTGCACCACCAAATGTACCTTGTGGACCTTGTGATCCTACAAAACCAGTGGAACCTGTGTAACCAGTTGATCCTGAACTTCCAGTATCACCTTTAGAACCAGTATAACCAACAGAACCAGTAAATCCTGTACTACCTATAGAGCCTGTATATCCAACAGAACCGATTGAACCTGTGTAACCAACAGAGCCTGTAAACCCAGTAGCACCTTGTGATCCTGTATAGCCCAGTGATCCTACCGAACCTGTATAACCTGTACCACCAATTGAGCCTGTATAACCAACACCATTAGTAATTAATGCAGCTGCAAACCACGAACCTGATCCGGATAATACCTTTTGTGTTGATCCGCCAGTATATGCAGTACAATCAATATTATCAGTTGTACCGTTCATATAAACAATGCGTGTTATTTCTTGACTTACTCCTGACCAAGTAAGTTTGGGATTCTGTGCAATAGCAAATCCAGAACCATTTTTACGCAATTGTGAATTATATTGATTTGTATTAGCAGATGGTGTATCCCACCATACATGCAATGTTACTTCGTAATAACCTGCAATTGTTGGTGTGAACTTATATGTTGATGCATTCCACCAATTTTGTGGATCAAAATCATCAATAAACTGAATTACTGTATCACCATCTGCGGATATAGTTTGATCAGCATTAAGTTTAGCTTGTACTACATAATCACTTACTGATAAAGCAGCTGATGATCCTGTATAACCTGTAGAACCGGTATAACCTACACCTTGAGAGCCGGTATAACCTAGGTTACCTTGTGATCCAACATAACCCACTGAACCTGTATAACCTGTAGTACCTTGTGACCCCTGTGAGCCAGTATAACCAGTACCACCTTGAGATCCAGTAAACCCTGTTGTACCCTGTGAACCAATTGACCCAGTATAGCCAGTATTACCAATAGAACCTGTGAAACCTATCGAACCTGTGTAACCTGTTGTACCCTGTGATCCTATTGAACCGGTGTAACCTGTACCGCCCTGAGAACCAGTGAACCCTGTAATACCTTGATCACCTGTTGATCCAGTATAACCAGTATCACCCTTAGAGCCGCTAAATCCAATAGAACCAGTAAATCCGAGTGAACCAGTATAACCAGTGCCACCTTGTGAACCAGTAAATCCTGTATCACCTATATTACCTGTTCTGGCAAATGTAATAACTACATTTGAACCATTTGTAAATGATGTAACACCACTCAGATAAGACACCGGAATATCAAAATGATCAACATCTTCAGTGTGTGTTCCAGTGATAGCAAACATTGCATAGTTTTGTGCGTTTGCCAGATCTCTAAGAGAGAAATGACCCTTGATAGCACTTGTACTATCATCAACAGTCTGTAAGAAAGAATAACTGTTAGCACCCAATGCATCAATATAGTCTACATAAAGACTAGTTGCATATACTAAGTTTGTGTTACTAAAGTTTAGATATCCATTAGCTGTAGATGTATGAGCTGTGTTAGTTGAGAAGCTATATTCAAAAGCTGCACCACCAAACTCACCTGCAGGACCCTGTGATCCTACAAAGCCTGTTGAACCTGTATACCCGTCATTACCTTGAATACCCTGATCACCTTTAGATCCTGTATATCCTGTTGAACCTTGGGAGCCAGTGAATCCAATATCACCCTTTGACCCTGTATAACCTGTACCACCTTGTGATCCTGTAAAGCCTGTTGTACCTTGATCACCAGTTGAACCAGTATACCCTGTAGTACCTTGAATACCTTGTGATCCAGTAAAACCAACTGATCCAGTAAATCCTATTTCGCCTTGTGATCCTACATAACCTGTACCACCTTGTGATCCAGTAAACCCTTCTACACCTCTACTACCAGTATAACCTGTTGTTCCTTGTATACCCTGTGAACCAGCAAAGCCTACTGATGTAGACCAATAAGCAGTTGTACCATTGGAAGTAAGAACCTGTCCAGCTGTACCAATAGAACCGTTTGCATTTAATCCTTTAATAAAGGACGTAGCAGTTCCATCAACTTTAAACAGTTCATTATTATTACTTGAATCAGTAACTACAAAGTAACGAGTAGGATCACCAGCACCACCCCACAACTTAACTTGCATAAAGACATTGGAACCTGATACATCTGAACCAAATGCCCAGTAGGGATCAGCATAGTTAGGTAGTAATAAATTAGGATTAGCATAACCTGAGCTAGTGAAGGATGCTGCGTTTACTGAACCTTTAAAGTAAGCATCATTCCAACTTGCACCTGGTTGACCTAAATTAGCAACACCATCACTATTAGGTTGAATAGATGCATCACTACCACTAATTTGAATGAATTGAGAACTTGTACCAAGATATAATGAATAATAAGTAGGAGCAAATATTTGACCTGAGCTGTAATAGCTAATAGGAACGTTTACAACGCCTTGGCTATCAAGTGTAAGCTGATAAGAACCGTTTATAAGTTTATCAGTAGTTGCAACACTTCCTGTTGAACCTGTATAACCAATACTACCAGTTGATCCAGTATATCCAGCATCACCTTTTGAACCTACAAATCCTGTTCCTTGTGATCCAGTAAAACCAATTGAACCGGTGTAACCAGCTGCCCCTGGACCCCAATAAACATCTGAACCGTTTGTATAAAGAACTTGACCACCCGAACCCAAACTATTATTTGCTATAATAGATTTTACTGTTAAATTTCCTGAAACATTTACGTTTGTATTATTAGCACCAATTTCAAATACAACAGAACCATTGCCGGAATATAAAATTCCGTCAGTCATGTTAAGGGCTAATTCACCAGGGTTTGTGAGGGTTGTGTTATTAGCAGCACGTCCAGAAACAGACGTACGCTTAATTTGGATCAGGTTATTTGCCATATGGCCCTCTTACAAACAGTATATACTGTCAGGATTCCAGTTCATTCTTTTTAGTCTTGGAGCTGGCCTTATCTAAGGCTTTTTGTTGCTCTTCAACTTTACTATTTAGGCTTGCAATTTGCTTCTCATAAAAAGCAATCTGAGCTGATTGCAAGATATTACTCTTGGTCAGCTCAGATACAGCGTTTAATAATTTTTCCACATACAAATTAAATAATTCAGGTCCCATAATATATTATCTTTCAGTATTAGAAAGTACCACCATCAAGAGAACCGTAATACAAGATTGATCCATCTGATTGAAGAACTTGACCTGCAGCACCCGCTGATAACTTTTGTAATCCTGATGCTGTGTTACCAACTAACAAATCACCATTAGTGTATGTTTTGAAACCAGTACCACCTGATGCATATCCTAAGGCAGTTGAAAGAGATAGTGTATTGGCTTGAATATCAACCGTAAGTGAGTTAGTACCAATAATGTTAATATTAGTTGAGTTAGAAACTAATCCACCAGCAATCAACCAAGCCTGCAATGTGCCTTGATTATAAGATGTATCACCAGTATCAACAACAGTTGTTGGAGTTACTGTTAGACTGTCAAATATTTTGTAGACACCGTCAGATGCATCACGGAAGAAGCCAGTGTGCTCGTGTCCTCCGCCATCTTTATTATAATTACCAAAGAAACCTATATCTAGTAAATCAGTTAAATCATTGTTTGAGGCTAACTGGATTAATGGGTCAGTGACAATATATGATTCAACGTTTGAAAATACTGCATTACCAGTGATATGAAGGTCACCACCAATATAGAAGTCATGATAGACGGTTCCAGTATTAGCAACAAAATTACTATTGACTGTTAAACCATATACTTGAATTGTGTTAGATGTTGCTGTAACAAATGAATCACTAGATGAACCAAGTCTTAATTGATTAAACCAACCAGTGTTGTAAATTGCACCCGGACTACCTACATCATAAGTATTATCTGAAGTGGGTATAAGAGTTCCAGCTAAACTTCCGTTGATAGTAATCTGATCTTGAATAGCATCACCAAGAACAACGTTACCATTAAGAGTTGTTTGTCCGTCAACTGTTAATGAACCGAGTGTTTGATCGGAGGCAACATGTAAACCAGTTGAATTGGATACTAAACTACTACCAACAACAGCTGCAATAACAGGCTGAGCACTTTCACCTGAAGTTACTGATACACTTATACCATTTCCAGCTGCAATACTTTGAACATAGTCACCTGTTGTATCCGTACCAAGAGCAACTGTATTGTTATCAATAGTAACGCTAAGGGTTGCATCACCTAAATTGGTAAATGTAACGTTACCTGAAACATCACCAGTAAGTGTAAGTTTTGGTGAGCGGTTGATTGTTGTTACATTTAGATTCTCAATGGTTGTATTTGCACCAGTGAGATATAAGTTACCAGAAAGTGTTCTTGAATCAGTATTTTGTACAAATGATGGACCAGCTGCAGCTGTTGTTGACCAGTAAAGTTTACCAGAACTATCAACAGAAAGAACTGAATCAGTAGGACCATAGGTACCATTAGCAGACAAACTATTGATTGTAGCATTAGCTGTTCTGATTTCATTAAGAAACCCAGTGCTATTTGCAACAAGAGCTTGATTAGCTGTTAAGATACCAGGGTTTCTTTCACCGGCAATTGGGAGGACTGAACCATAATTGCCAATAAAAACAACATTACCCGCAGCAGTAAACGCAAGCTCACCATTAGCTAACGAGGCGGGTGTAGCTGTTGTTTGTGAGCGTTTAATTTGAATTAAATTTGGCGATGCCATTTAGAAGTCTCCTCCGTCCAAAGTCTGATTTGAAATTTGTAAAGGTAATACATAGTATTTATCTTCTGAAGCGACGTAAGTTAAAAGATTTCCATCTGCGGGCGGATTGGCAGATAAATCAGCTGCAACCACATCGGATAGATTATCAAGATTGTTATTTGCCCAATATACTGCGGTTCCATTTGAACTTAATACCTCACCTGGATTTCCATTTGAGCTATTAGCAGTTAGAGAACCTGTAAGAATTATATTATTAGCAGTAATGGTTTGTGGAACCCAACGAGATCCATCCCAGAGCCAGGTTTTACCACCTGTAACTGTAGTATCATTTAATGACGGGTTATTAGGGAAATTCAAAGCCATCTGTTAAAAAACCATTTTTTAATATTTATCCGACCGTTTTTCATCAAATAACCAAGGCAACCCAAACAGTGTTACTAGAATCACCCGCATTAATACTTAATATGTTTGTGTTAGTATCGTACCAGAAAGTTCCAGACTGTGCACCTATTGGTGCAATATCAGTATAATAGGAACCTGCTGTATCACCTTTTGAACCAGTATAACCAGCACCCTGAGAACCAGTATAACCTAATGTACCTTGTGAGCCAGCAAATCCTGTTGTACCCTGTGAGCCGGTAAATCCTGCACCACGAGAACCAGTGTAGCCCAAATCACCACGTGAACCAACAAAGCCTACTGAGCCAGTAAAGCCAGCACCTCTTGAACCAGTATAACCTAAATCACCTTGAGAACCAACGTAACCAGCTCCAGTTGATCCTGTATAACCAATAGACCCAGTATATCCAAGATCACCATAAGATCCAGTATAACCTGTATCACCTAATGAACCGGTATAACCTTCAGATCCTGTATAACCCAAATCACCAATAGATCCAGTATATCCAATATCACCAACAGATCCTGTGTAACCTATAGATCCTGTGTAACCTATTGATCCTGTATAACCTAGATCCCCTATAGAGCCAGAGAAACCAACTGAACCTGTATAACCTGCAGAACCAGTATATCCATATCCACCAGTAGAACCTATTGATCCAGCATAACCAGTATCACCGCGGTCTCCTAATCTTGCAAGAGTGAGAGCAGTAATAGAAGTATCAGGTATTGATTGATCACCAGATAAGAATGAAACTGGAACTGTAGCATATGTTAAATCATCTTCTATTTCTCCAACAATTGCAAACAATGCATAATTGATTGTGTTGGTGGTTGATTGTATTTTAAAATGACCTTTGATTCCCGATGTAGAAGATTGAACGATCAACAAGGCATTATAAAAATACTGCAAGTCAAGTGCTTGTTTACTTACGTAAACAGATGTTGCGTTACCAAAAGCAGAATTAGAAAATCTTATTACACCTGTACCAGGATCAGCTGATGTAGTATTTGCACTGTAATAAAATAAGAATGTTGAGCCAGCAAAGTTACCAGCAATACCTTCTGAACCTCGTGAACCTACATAGCCTATATCACCTTTTGATCCTGTGTAACCAATAGAACCAGTATAACCTAGCGGACCTATATCACCTTGTGAACCAACATAACCTGCACCAATAGAACCAGTGTAACCTATTGATCCTGTATAACCTAGATCACCATAAGAACCAGTATAACCCTCAGAACCTGTATATCCAATATCACCTTGTGAACCTGCATATCCAGTATCCCCTAATGATCCTGAATAACCTAATGGTCCTTCAGAACCAGTATATCCGAGATCACCAATAGACCCAACGTAGCCTTCTGAACCAGTATAACCTACACCTTGAGATCCAACAAATCCTGTAGAACCAGTGTAACCTGTAGATCCTGTAAATCCAAATGAACCAGTAAAACCTTGTGATCCGGCATATCCTAAGGGTCCAATATTACCTTGGATACCTTGCACACCTTGTGATCCTACAAAACCAGTTGAACCGGTAAAGCCAGTAGAACCAGTGAAACCTAACGAACCCGAGTATCCAAATGAACCAACAAAGCCTGTTGAGCCAACAAAGCCTGTTGAACCAGTGTATCCGGTTGATCCTACATAACCGGTATCACCTTTAGATCCTGTGAATCCAATTGAACCAGTAAATCCTTGTGATCCCGTATATCCAAATGAACCTGTATAACCAAAAGAACCTGTAAATCCAACTGAACCAGTAAACCCTTGTGATCCTGTATAACCAAAGGATCCTGTAAATCCAGCATCACCCTTAGATCCGACATATCCAGTTGATCCTGTAAAACCAAAAGATCCGGTATATCCCAATGAACCTGTATAACCTATATCACCTCTAGATCCTGCAAACCCAACACCTTGCGATCCAGTATAACCAATAGAACCAGTATAACCAAAAGATCCTGAATAACCTGTATCACCAATATCACCTGTTCTTGCAAATGTTAGAGCAACAGTTGTATTATTTGAATAATTTGTTGTACCAGAAACATAACTTACAGGAATAATGAAATAATTACTTACATATTCGTGATAACCAACAATATTAAAAATTGATGATTTACCAGCTTCATCAATACCATTGATAGAAAACTGACCTTTAATTGCTGATGTGGAATCATCAATTGTTTGAAGGAATGTATATGTTGAATCATAATAAACGTCATTTTCACTAATATACATTCTTGTAATAGAAGAATATACATTACTATCAAATTTATAATATCCAGCACCAGGATCAGTATTTGAGGTGTTGGCTACAAATTTATAATTGAACGAAGCGCCACCAAAGTTACCGGCAACACCTTGCGGGCCCTGTGATCCTCTTGAGCCTGAATAACCGGAATCACCTTGTGATCCTACAAAACCAGAGGAACCTGTGAAACCAGAAGAACCACCGTATCCTGTTTCACCTCTTGATCCTTGATAACCCTCAGATCCTCTGTAACCAGTAATACCTTGTGTAGTTCCAAAGTATCTTACTTCTATTTCTGCACCAATTTGAGGTGCATAATTTAGTTGCAATATTGTACCAGATACTGTATAATCTATTATAGGAGTTTCAAGAATACCATTAACATAAACAAAAATATGACTTGGATCAGATGTTTGATCTAGTAAAGTAAATTGAGTGTTACTTCCATTAGCAATGTAACGAGATGATTTAGAAGGTCTACCAACCTCACCCATAGATCCAGAATAACCAATAGAACCTGTGTAACCTATAGATCCAGTATAACCATCTTCACCACCTGCAGGACCCTGTGGACCAGTAGCACCAACAGATCCTTGATAACCTGTATCACCAAGTGATCCTCTATAACCAGTATTACCTGTAGAACCAATATAACCTGTTGATCCTGAATAACCAGTAGAACCTATAGTGATGTCAAAATAACGAACATCTATTTCTGCACCAATTTGAGGAGCATAAGAAAATGAAAGTGTGGTTCCTGAAACATTATAATCTACAAGAGGTGTTTCTAATATACCATTCGTAAAGACCATAATGTGGTTAGCATTAGCAGTATCTTCAATTAAAGTAAATTGAGTGTTACTTCCATTACCAACATATTTTGATGATTTAGAAGGTTTACCAACAAGGCCTAATGAACCTGAAAACCCAATAGAGCCAGTGAAACCTATTGAACCAGTATAACCTTGTGAACCACCAGGATCACCTGCTACACCCTTATCACCAGCAGATCCTTTATATCCAGTATCCCCAAGTGATCCACTATATCCTAAACTACCTGAATATCCGGTAGAACCTGAATAACCTTGTGAACCGGTATAACCAACACCATCATTTTCAATATATCTGATTTCAATATCAGCTAGATAAGGAGGAGTAGAAGCCAGATTTACAGTGTTACTATTTGTGATTGTGTAGTCAACATCTGGAATTTGTACAAGACCATTTACTATGACAAGTATGCTATTAGCTAAATTTACCGTGTCAATTAATGGGTACGAATTGGCTGTGCCACTTGCAGATATTTGTTGACTTTTAAAAATCAGCGCCATTTATTGCCTTATTTAAATGCTGGATATATAATAACAGAATACTGAGATATTTATGATTTGTTGTGAGGATATATTATGAACCTTCCCTCTATTGCTATTCTTGATTTAATTGGACTTGTTTATGATGGAACCACTCTTTCTAAGAAGGGTTTAGGTGGTTCAGAATCAGCAGTTATCCTTATTTCTAAAGAATTAGCTAAATTAGGATTTCCTGTTACCGTTTTTAATGCCTGCGCAGAAGACGACGCAAAACCTGGCATCTATGCAGGCGTTAGTTACAGGCCTATTAATAGTATAAAATCTACTGATCAGTTTGATATAGTCATCTCCTCTAGAACTGTTATACCCTTTATTCCTGATCATTATTTTGAAGCCTATAAAAATGCTACTCGCCATTCTCCGGAGATATTCAAACCTTTGCGAGATAAAGCTAAACTTAAGATCATGTGGATGCATGATACTTTTGCTAATGGTGATATCAATCTAGAAGATCTTCTTGTAAATGGTTATATTGATAAAATCTTTACACTATCAGATTTTCATACTGCCTATGTTACAAATTGTCATCATGGCAAGAGACGTAATTTTGAAGTGCTTAAAAATAAGGTATTTCAAACACGAAATGCTGTAGTGAAATATATTGATGAGGTGGATATTAGAGCCAAAGATAGAAATCTTTTTGTTTATAATGCTTCAGTAACAAAAGGGCTTTTACCACTCATTGATAGAATCTGGCCCAGACTTAAACAATATATTCCTGATGCCAAGTTAAAAGTTATTGGTGGATTCTATAAATTTAGATCCGAAGCACCACTTGATGCACAGGGTGAGACTCTTATGAAACTCATGAGAGATCCTAAGTACTCTCAAATGGGTATTGAGTTCACTGGAATCATTTCACAAAGTGAAATAGCCAAAATTCTTTCTCAAGCTTATATGTTCTTGTTTCCCGGAGCTTTTCCAGAAACATTTGGCATATCAACTTTAGAATCTTTAACATATAATACTCCTCTTGTAACAACCCGTTTTGGTGCTCTAGAGGAAACAGCTATTGAGCAGGCTTCATACTTTATTGATTATGCAATTGAACCAAATAGTTTATTTACTGAGATCAATATTGACGATCAAGTAAATAAATTTGTTGAAAAAGTTATCAGAGCATATAATGATCCCTACCTTCACCAACAAAAACAATATTACTGCAATGTAATTCAGGATATTAATACCTGGGATACTGTTGCAATTCAGTGGAAGCAATTTTTCTTTAAACAATTTGATCTACCCCTTTCAGTAGATGAATATCGTAAAGTATCATATATCAATGATAAGGTGCATAGAGTTTTTGGTAGAAGGTTTAGTAATAATGTTGAGTGGAATAATTATAAATCAGGTTTTGAAAAAAGAATTAATATAATTACTCCATTTTTTAATGCTCAAAATTATATTGAAAAATGTCTTCAATCGGTTGCCTCTCAAGACTATGATAATTATATGATGTTCTTGATCAATGATTGTAGTACAGATGATAGCCTTAATGTAATTAAAAAGTTTATTGGTAATCTACCTGTTAAACAACAAGATAAATTTATTATCATTAATAATAAAGAAAATCGTGGGGCTGTTTATAATCAGATCAAAACAATTAAAAATTATCCTTTGGGGGATGATAGTCTTGTAATGTTACTTGATGGTGATGATTGGTTAAAAGCAGATAATAATATCTTTAATTTTTATAATAATCTTTTTGCTGATAATAAAACAGATTACGCCTATGGAAGTTGTTGGTCATTAGCTGATAATATTCCTTTGATTGCTCAACCTTATCCAAAAGAAATCAGAGAATCTAAATCCTATCGTAATCACAAATTTAATTGGGGAATGCCTTATCCCCACCTCAGAGTTTTTAAGAAACACCTTGTTGATAATGTTGATGAAAAGGTATTCATTGATGATAATGGAAATTGGTATAAGGCAGGTGGAGATAATGCTACCTTCTATAATATAATTGAACAAGCTGATCCTAATAAGATAGTAGCCGTTCAAGAAATTTTCTATAACTATAATGATTTAAATCCACTAAATGATTATAAGGTTCATTCAGAACTTCAAAATCAAAATGCTAGTAAGATTGTTTCAAAAGAAAAACATGATGTACAAGAGATTGTTACAGAATCACAACCTGAAGAAATTAAAATTCAAATTGAAAGAAAACCAGTGAAAAATATTCTTATTGCTATTCCTACTGCTAGAAACATTGAAGCTCAAACGTTTAAATCAATTTATGACCAAGTTGTTTCTGATGATTATAATCTTAATTTTCAATACTTCTACGGTTATCAGGTTGATCAGGTTCGCAATCTAATTGCTGATTGGGTTGTTAAAGGATATGATTATTTGTTTGCAGTTGATTCTGATATTGCATTTCCTGCTGATACTCTTTCAAGATTATTAGCTCATGATAAAGATATTGTAACAGGAGTCTACAGACAGAGAGTCCCTGATAGACAAACATTAGAAATTTTTGAGGCTAATGATAGAGGTGGATATACACACATTGATTGGGAAAAGATCAAAGGCAAGGGTCTAGTTGAAATTGGCGCCTGTGGTTTTGGATGTGTACTTGTTAAAAAGCAAGTTATGGAAGATATTGGTTATCCTCAATTTGCCTATAAATCAGCCTTAGATCACAATCACACATTCTCAGAAGATCTTTTCTTTGCAAAGAAAGCTTCTGAAAAGGGTTATAAATTTTATGCTGATACATCAATACTCTGTGATCACATAGGATCGTATACGTTTAGAGTATCTTAAAAGTAATTAACGTTAGGGGCTACATTAGGAACTGTTGGTGTAGTTCCCAAAACATCAGAAGCTTTCATTTTTAAAATAGAAAGTGGTTCTATAGTCTCACCAATTTGTTTAACAATTAATTTTGTTTCCATTGGTGCAGAACGAGCTATTGTTATCAAAACATCACCATGTCTTTGTACAACAATTTTAGCATCACGCATTAGCGTGTCACCTCTGGATTTACAGTTACAATACCCTCAAGTATTCTAGATGTGACATTATTCGCATGGAGTTGCAAATCATAAACATATCTTGAATTGGTTAGATTTGCTGTTACAGCTGCATTCATTGATAAAGTAACGAGGCCGGTATTACCACCTAAAGTTACATTAATAGTATTGTATGTTGTTGATGTGTATGTTTTTCTAATTTGTGCATTGGCAGTAAAATCAGTAATATCAAATGCATCACCATTTGAATCAATTAAATAAACATTATGAATAAAGTTTGCACCCTGATCAACTACTAAATTTGATTTAATTGCCATTTTTTAATCTATCAACTTCTGCTTTGAGTTCTTTGATGGCTTCAATTAGTAGAGGTACTAATTTTTCATATTGAACAGTTAGGTAATTTTCATCAATAGGTGCGGGATGAACTATCTGAGGTAATACTTGTTGAACTTTTTGAGCAGATACCCCTACCTGAATATCTTCCTCAGTATAACCCAACTCCTTAGCCTTTTCATTTCCCTTATAATAAAATCCTTCAAGAGAAGTAACTTTATCAAGAGCATTTTCAATTGGACCTAATACTTCTTTAAGTCTTTCATCAGAGTACTTGGCAATTACGTTACCCTTAGCTCTGAGTTCACCTTTGTAATCTTCACCTGGTGCATTTACTCCAACACCAACACTTCTAAATACACCGTCAATATCATCTTTATCGGTACCATGATTATCATCAAAACCTAGAATACCGTTGATTTCATCAACAATCACCAGGACTTGTTTAAGTTTACCTTTTTTCTCAGGAAGAATTAAATCAAATCCAATGTTTGTATTAGGAGAAACTAATCTAACATAACCAGTATTACCTGTTGCATCAATTCTAATTGCACCATTAACATGTAATACATCAGAAGCAGATGTTCTTCCTGTTCCTACGAACACATTACCAGAATTTCCATCTACACGGAGACGTACGGTCTCATTGGTTGCAAGAAGTAAATCCCTAATTGAAGAATTGTGTCCCACCCACATTCCATTTGAATCAAGTGAGATACCACCATTATATCCATTACCAACAATTTTTAATTGACTGGTCCAATTATCATCTGGTGTAATATTATATGTTGAATAAATTATAAGATTACCGGTCTGTGTATTTGCAACTGAAAGCAATCCATTTTCAAAATAATTATTGGTACCAAGAAATTCTGTATTACCAAAAAACTTAGCAGTACCTGTACCAGTAAGATTTAAATTAGAAGTTGTTACTTTACCAACATTTAATTCAAATGCAGTTAGATAAGAGTTTGTATCACCGGCAGGAAGATTGTCATTGAAAACAATGTAAATACCATCTCTGGTTACATAAGTATTTCCATCTTCTGCACCAACATTTAATTGGCTGCCAACAGTTGCATTTAATATATTGGCTGTGTTTATTACAATACTATTATCATAGATATATGTGTTACCAATAATAACTCTGTCAGAAAAATAAGCGGCGTTTGAATTTACGTTAGCAGTTGTGATTACAGTGTTATTTAATGATATAAGTGTTTTAGTATAAGCTGTTGTACCATCAATCAACATACCTGAGGGTGAAATGATGTTGTTTGCTGTTGATGTTGCTTGTATGATAATTGCGGATGCATTAATAGTGGCATTAGCCGTATCTGTACCAATAAACAAGGAACCAGCATTAGCTGTTACATAAGAATCTGCTGTAAAGGTGCCCGTGATAGCAGCGTTGCCTACAGAAGTATTAGAGTTTACAGTAACTACTGAATTATTAATAGTAGCAATAACTTGATTAGTTTTTGACAACCATTGTCCAAATGAATCAGTAGCTTCTACAACCGGTGCTATGTAAATAGTCATTTATTTTCTATTGCCTTTAACAGTAGTTCTTTAATTTGTGTTATATCATTTTTTAGTGATATAACATCTTCCTTAAGATTATTTATTTCAATATTAGATGATTCCAATACTCTTTTTCTTCTTATTTCTTTATAAGCAGATAAACCTTCCATATTATTATTTACAAATGATCCGGGATTTCCTCTTTGTAGGACAAAATCTCCTTCAAATGGTTTTAGCCTATTATCTGTCATCACTTATCACATCTGTAAGGCAACTGCTCTTACATCTCTCATTGTTGGGAAATTAGCTGTTGTATCTGATACTAATACAATTTTAATTGAGAAAGTATCAAATCCTCTGAAAAGAGCACCACTACTATTATAATATGTTAATGTTCCTGCTGGTATATCCTTTGTAACATCTCCAACTGAATCAGCATATGCTATTGTATCTACTGGTGATGTAGGTCTTGTACTAGCTGCGGGTACACCCAATTGATATTCTTTATAATCTTCAAAGTTTTTAGGTGAACTAAAGATAGTCCCAAGATTATTTAAATACTCAAGTTGTGTCCATGGTTTTGTATCAAATAAATCACTATCAACCTGGGAATTTAAAAATTTAGCATAAACATAAATGTTTGTACCAGCAGGACGATACCCAGTTACCCAAACCTTTAAATCTTCTGCAACCGTATCCAATACAACTGTTCTAGAAATATATTTACTTCTTGAACTACCATATCTTGTATGTTCATTAGTTGTATCATTGTTAATTTGATTTGTGATATAATTGATTGTTTTAGTAGAAAGATCAATTACAGGTGAAAGCCATTGGCTATTTGTATACAAATCAATTTCATAGGTTGAGTTGCCTTTAGTACCATATGATCCTGTTGCAACTTCGTTAGAATAACTTCTTAAAACACGTTCATAATCACGGAGCTCTGCTAGGTCTTGATTGTATACTTTTACAAAGTTAGAATCTTTTGCAAAAGCACCACCTGAATAAGATGAGTTAGCAGTTCCCTTATATGAGTAATCTGCTGCAGTTCCTATTGGTTCATTCATTCTAAATCTTGGAACAACAGCATTATAAACAATATCATCAAGTACAGAAATTGCAGCGTTTGCAATTCTATAGGTTTCTGTAAGTAATGTTGGATCACCTTCACTAGGGGGTCTAAAAATTCTTAAATTACCAAAATTTGCAGATGCTGGTGTTACAGATGCATTGGTAAATTTACCATTTGATCTAATATACAAGTCCCCTGCAACTTCGTCAACATAAGTTACTCGACCAAAAGGAAATTTTGTTGTGTCTGTTAAAACTGTAAAATCTGTAGCATTGGCAGCATATACTAAGTCACCGATATTGATAGGAGTTGAAGAATTTTTTCTAAAAATACCAGTAGTCATATTTAAACGACAAAAATCTATATTATCATTTCTAAATACAACCTTACCGGTACTTACTGGAAAGTTTGCAGCATATAGATTAAATTTAATATCTTGAGATTGAACAGCAGTCCAAGAATCACCGTTAGAAGAAATATAGAGTACACCTGAATAAGGTTGTTGTGTAACATTCTGTCCAGTAAGTGTATCTTTACCACCTATTTCTGAAACCCATATATCAAAGTCAGTTGTATTATTGTCAGGATATACATAGAATGCGTACATTGAATCTGAGGCAAGCATTAAAGGTTCTTGAAAATAAAATATCGTCTCAGCACTAGCATCGTCACTAGTTAAAATTTGTGATGGGTATAAATGCCCAGATCCCATTCTCTTTGAGGTATCAGGAACACCATTTGTACATTGTACAACTACACAAAATGCACCAAGAGTAGAAGATTTATTTTTAAAAAAGATACCAATTCCGGTTAAAAACACACCAGGCAATCCTCCTAATGATTTTGAATCAATAGAGAAGGTCTGTGCTATCGGATTTGTAGTTTCTAATGCCATTAATATAACTTTCTTTAAATATTTTAATTATAGTAAACTATTGGTTAATGATCCTGAATAGATTAATCTGCATATTATTATCCGAACAATCCATTCTGAGCATGATCATTTGCGGTATCACGAGCCGGATCTCCAAGATAACCACCGCACGGATCAGGAGTATAACCATCTTTGTTATGCACAACATAATTTTCTACAATATATGTATTATCACCATCTAACATTAGATTATAAATTACATAATCTTCGGGTTTGGTAATTGAATCAATAGTATCTACAGATTCAAAAATACCATCATCTCCTGCAATGTATCTTTGAACCTTAGATCCTATTTCAATTTTTGTTAATTTATCCTTGAAATTATCTTCTACAGCCCAGCTATTTGGATCAAAAGCGCCCCATCCATTATCAGTCATAATTGGATGCTCTTCTGATACGAAAGCCCAATTATTATTAAATGAATACATCTTTCTATCACCAATGACAGGAGACTCAATTCCTATTACGTTGTTGTATGCGTTATTATCAAGACCACTTTTTACCTTATCACCAACTTCAATTTCACATATTTTCTTTTTATTTCCGTCATACATCACAACCAATGCTTCTGGATCAAAGCAACAATATGATGGTGGAGGAGGTGCAGGTGGTGGAGGTGGATCTTGTGTAGTCCAAGTTAAAGGTGGTGGACTATAAGTATTTGATTTTGGTGTAAAGATTGGTTCAATAATTTTAAAATTGACGTCTTGTGAAGTTACTGACAATCCTTGTGATGTGTATACACCTTCAGCTGATGTAATAGCCTCTCCACCAGTTTCCAAACTATCTAAATTAGATAGCATAAATGATCTTTCTCCTGATCTAAATGTATTATCAGGAAGATTAAAAATCATTGCAATTTCACCATACTTATTAGCAACAAATGGACCGCCAGTATTACTTGTTGCAACAAATGCAGCCGCTGGATCACCAGCAAAAGATGCATTAAATTTATCAATATCGGTAGTACCATCAACCTTCAAAAAGCTGTTAGCAATTTTTGCTGTTGTACAATATGTACCAACTGGTTTTCTATCAAAATAAGCATATAGTTTAGAACCAGGTCTTAAAAATCTACCTATAATTCCAACTTTTCTACCTTTCATATAAGGTAACATTGCAACATCTCTTACAACATTTCCTAAATCTTGTTTTGTTGTTTGAGTTGTTACTTTAATATCAGTGATAGTTGTTTTAGCATCCATTGACCAGTAGTTAGTTCTACCTTCTTCTTTATCTAATTTTGGTGCACTATATGTAGTATCAATATCTTTAAAAGCACCATTGGCTGCTGCATCTTGGAAAGCCTTAGCCTGGTCAATAGTGATGGTTTGAGGAGCCATTTCTTTGTTAGTATTAGTACCATCATAATTTGGATAAAGATGTAAAGCACCTCTAAAATTGTAAAATGTTTCAGCTGGGTTTCTATATTCAGTAGCTTTATCATTTCCACCAATTTTTACGCTGGTATAATCAAGCATTAATAGACGACCATAAATTTTTACAGCTGTACTTGTTGATGTATCAACAATCATGTCATTATAGGTTTCTGTAAAATTAGGTCTTGCTATAGATTTTGAAGAACTAATAGCCATGCTAAATTCAGGGTCATTAGTTCTGGCAATGGTTCCATCATTGAATGGATCAGCAAATATACCATTTTTAAATCTTTCTACGCCACCTGCACCTGGAACAGTACTTGGCAATGAAAGAGTTTTAGTATCAAGGGCTAGAGCATTTAATACTGAATAATATTCAAGAGCTTTGATTCTTTGTTCTAAACCAAAGATTTCTTTCATAGTGTAGCCTTTGGCTACTTCAATATCAACACGAACTGCTAAATCTTTTCTTTTAAAACCCATAATTATTCTGCTTCTGGAAATGTAAGTGACGGATAAGGTGTGACATACACATCTGCAATTTTTAATCCTGTATCACTAATGATTGGAGGTTTAGCTTTAAATGAAGGAACACTTGATTTTACATTTAAATGTCCATCTTTATTTATTATCAATGTATCAACTCTAGGTAGATAGTATTCTATGTTATATGTAAAATTACTATCAGGTTCAATAGCTGCTTTGATAGTTGGATGGGTATAAAAATTTGGATTTGTATTTGCAGGATTAACAGTAAAGTTCGGCCATACGCCAGTTTGATCACTAATAGCTGTATTAACCATCACAGGTCTAAAATCTATATGGTTTCTTAAATCATATACTTGACCTGCAATATCTTTGTATATTGGTATTTCAGCTGTTTGTAATGCTGACATATCAGTTAGATCACTGTCATTTGTTTTATATGAATCAACTGAGAAAAATCCAGCCTTAGCTCCTGTTGTATTAGGAGTTAAATGTTTTAATCTTACAAATAATCTAGTTGAGGATGTAATTGCTGATTTATATTGAGGTAACACTGTAATATATGATAACCCATATAAATTATCTCTTTGACCATTATCAAATGCAAACCAGTCTTTTCTATCAGGATTGGTATTTGAGAAATTAGATCCAAGATGAATTGCATCAATTTTATACACATCAGGGAATCCTAATGACCATGGCCCATTAGTACCTGTTGCGTGTGTGGCACAATTAACAGCTACCCATATACTCTTACGAGTGACTTTTTCAATTGGCGTAGCTTGATTTTTAATTTGAGGAATTTGTGCTCGCATTGTGTATGAAGTTGACTCAGCATCCCTCAAGCACACATTTGCTACCATTTCAGTTATTTTTCCGGCAATTGAACTGAATGAGATGATATTACTACCACCATTAAAATCAACAGTAGATCCGGCTTTATGGAATCTATTAAAATAAATGTTAGTAGGAATCGCGGTTGAAGAAAGATTTGGTGTCAATCCAATCAAGCTTGCACTGTATACACCTGTGACTGTATGATAAGTCACTCCTCCACTATGGGTAGCTCTCAAGGTATCACCAACTCTAGGTGTAACTCCAGCATCAACAGTAGCTTGGGTTGTTGTTAATCCTCCTGCAGGGAATGTATATCCAGCAGGTGAGTTTACAAAGCTTCCGGCTCCACCAGTGACTGCAGAACAGCTGACATTAGTGTGAGTATTATTTGCTGTACCTGAAACGGATCCAACAGAACGTGATCCTGCGGCACCACTATATAAATTTGCAACAACATCCGTGTTGAAGTACACATCAATTCCTAGTGATGCAGTATCACTTAGTCCTGTAGTTGCTCCAAAATTGTACTCATCAGTTGTTGAAAAAGTTGCATACACGTAGTTAGTAGTTTTAGTAGCTGTTACAGGGTCAGATGTTGTTCTAAAAATGTAACTAGTTGCATTTACACCTGCTGAGGAAAGTAGTCTTTTTGTACCATCAAGACCTGTATAGAACAATAATGACTTATTAGTAGAATCAGTTTGGTATAATGTTGATTGGCCTGAACCAGCATCTCTAACTATATCACCAAATATTTTACCATATGTACCATTAAGATATATACTTCTTGCATCAGCACCAAAACTATAACCTGCTGCCATCTGCACATCATTAACATAAAGATGATATATTGCTTGTGCAGTACCCTTAGTACCCGAATACCATTTAACTGCTCTAACTGCAGCATTTCCAATTAATGTACCAACAGGGGCTGATATACTTACAGATTTTGATAATGCATATTGATTTGCATTATAAATGTTTACTCTTGCCACACTTCCCGTATCTACAATACCTGCAAAATCAGCAACTTTCATATAGTTACCAAAGTTTGCGGTTGTTCTTTCATTGAGAATAGAATTAGATGTGATACCTCTATCAGCTTCAATTTGCTTAGGTGATCTATATTCCACACGATAACCATCTACATAGGCAATACCAGGTGAAATAGTATAATACATTGTCTGTGAATTAGATGAAGGCTCTACGTTAACCTGGAATGGTTTTACAACATAGTCTCCAGACTCTTCTTTTGTTCTTTTTGCAAGAATATCACCAATTGTACTTAACATAGGATCTTGTTGAATAGTAACTGCAGTTCCTGTACCTTTGCTATAATCTACAACAGGAACAAAATCTTTTGGAACAGTTACAGTTGCATCATTGGTATCATATGCAATAAGTTCAGGTACCAATTTTAATCTGTAGGCGCCAGGAGCATTGTAGTTTGGTGATCCTATTGAATTATCATAAAGTGATGGATCTTCTGTGGGCTCAACAATATATTCTTTTGTTGTAAACCCTACCTGTATACCTACAGCATTTGAATCATGTTCTTTAATTATAAAATTCTTGGCAGAAGATTTTAAGAAAAATCCTTTTTGGAAAATTATACCTTGACCGACATGTAATCCAAAACCAGTTCCTAATGCATTTACAGTATTATTGCTTGGTAGAACATAAAGATCACCAAGATAATAATTTGAATTTAATGATCCGTTTTTATCCTGAGTAGGTGAATAGACATTAATTTTTTCACCATCAGAATTAAATTCATAAACTGCAGATCCATTACCTAAAAGTGAACCACCAGTAGAAGCATCAGAACGACCAGTATTTAAATAAATTAAATAAGCACGATTGGTATTATTACTACCTCTATCAACCGCTGCTTCAGCACCAGAGAAAGCTTCAAAAACTGCAGCTCTCAATCCGGTTGTATTTGAAACTAATAAATGTGCTTCTGAAAGATGAGAATAAGGTGTTAAAGGATTTATTAATTCTCTAGTGATGGTTTTAAAATCTAAAGTTGAAGTGTTGCTATCTTTAAATTTAACCTGCTTAAGACTTTTATATTCAGTAAAATTACAACCTTCAACAACTGAACCATCTTTATAAATGCTAGAACCAAATCTTGAAATTTGTTTCTGCATCATTGTTTGAAGCTGAGTTAATTCACGAGCCTGAACCGCAGTAGAAGGGCGGAACAAGATGCGATAATACATCTTATCTTCATCATAATCATCATAAAAAGGAGCAACATTAAAATTAGTTTGCAACTCAGCCATTTCTATTCCTTAAAAATTAAAATATAATTTAACGTCTTCTGATCTAATACCGGTTCTATTAATCGGTTCAATATTCTTAAAATATAAAACTTCGGATGAATAAGGAATTAGATCTTTGTTATTTATCGTGGATATTACAACAGTTTTACCTGATGAAAGTGAAGTGATGGTTTCATAGGGTTGGAAAGAACCCGTATCACCAATTACATATATGCTTGATGTATTCATGTAAGCAACAGTTGCAGTGGCTCTACTATTAAACCCTTGGATGACTTCACCCTCTTCTAAAAGACTGGGGGCAACTAGAACACCAAAATTTACCATTTGATTAAAAGTTGACTCTTCATAGTTAGTTAAATTAGCTGATGCTTTAGGATTATAAATTAAGGCAACTTGTCTATACTTAGCCCAGCTAGGGAAATTATCTAATGAATTAGTTGTTACAGTCATACCTAAAATTTCACAACCTAACTCAGCCGCAGGATCGGATCCATGACCACCTTTTGGTGATATGATGACATGAGCACTTGCACCGGAACCAAAATATGCATTAGCACCAATAGAAACATTGGCATAAGTATAATTTCTACCCTTACCAATTACCCTGATTGATTCTATATTACCATTGGCATTTAAATTAGTAATAGCTGAAGCTGATGCACCATCACCACTTATATTAACACTTGGCCCCATAATATATGTTGACGTGGTGTCTGTTTCTGTAATTGGTGTTTCCGTGAATACATATTTACCAGATGTGTTTACAACATAATCTGATACTTTAGAAAGAGCTCCTGAACCCGAACCCGTTGAAATATAAAAATATGAATTAGTATAAGCACCACTTATAGCTAGAGCACCTGAATTAGAAATTTTAAATGTATACAAATCTAGAGTAATATCAATTGAACCATTTGCTGAGATATAATTGTTACCACTATTATCTACTTTAATAACATGTATAGCGCCCGGAATTGCTGATGAAACTACCGTATCACTAGGTGTAATTGGAAAATAAGTATCAGTTCCAAATTTATTATTATCAGCTGCACTAATTGTAAAAAGATATTTCCACTTATAACCATCTGCAGTATTAAAATCACCCTGTGCAACAGTTAAAAGTGGTTCTACTGTTGAGGGAGAATCATTATTATTAAATAGACATTTATAAACACGTCCTAAATTATTAATTACATAAAAATTTTTATCAAAGAGCTGTGAATCAGTATGATCATAAGCGGTATAAACTGTTCCAGATGTCCAGGTAATTCTTTTTCCAATATAAGTTATATCAGAAGCAGATACCTTTTTACCAAAAATAATATTATCGTTTATATCCAAATATGAGGTTTGAACAGAAGAATTTGGTGTGGGAGGAATTGCATCATCATCCCAGTTAAAAAATTTACCAAATGAAACATAATAATTTGATGATGTATTTCCAAGACTTTCTTTGAAAACCTCAACAAATTTATTTTTAATATTTTTTGTAAACAAACCTGACATTACTTTTCCAATTTACTAAAATCATCATTTGTAATTATTATAGCATTGTTGACAATTTTTTGATCTAATTTATAGGTATCAATAATTATTGGTCTACCAAAAACTCTGTTACCTACCGGATGATATACTTGTTTTAAAACTCCAATATATTTATCTAGAGATTTTTCAAGTTGTATTTCATAAGAATATTCTTGATAGTAATCACTATCTTGAATGTATTTGTCAGAATTTAATAGACCACTTGTGTCTAACCATTCACCTTCTGATTTTCCAATAGCACCTACTTGTAGGTATACTTCACCATAATTTGTAGGATCATCAGGGTTGTAAACATACATAAATTCTTGATTTGTATTGTAACCAAAACCTGAATCAACTAGAACAACAGTACTCATAACACCATTACCAGAAGCTGGATTGCCTGTTATCCAAGCATTGTTACCCCACAATTTACCATTTTCGTCTGTTATACCATAGCCTGTTATTTTATGATCTGTAACTTTAATAGCCACATAACCATCATAATGATGATCACCAGAAGAAACGCCTGTTAAAGATTTAATATTTCCAATTGTTACATTTGCATCTGTAAGAGCATTTCCAATCACTGAGTCAACTGATGCAGAGTTTAAATTTGCACCATAACTTGCATCACTTATTAATTTACTTGTCTCTGACCAAAGTTGATTGGTATTATAAGTGAAAGTGATGGTGTTACTTAGTTCTTTAATTTTAAAAGTTGCACCTGATCCAGAAGTATTTTGGCCTGCTGAGATTGTAATATTTGCGGAATTTGAATAACCATATCCACCATTTCTTATAAGAAAAGTCAAATATCCTTTTGATTTTTCACTATCTAGTAATGTACTTACACCAAATTTGATTCCTTCACCTGAATAACTGTTACTAACCAATATATGACCAGCTTCATGGTTTTCTGATGATGTAAATACCGTTGCCCCTGTTGCAGATCCTTTTATTTTAGTAGATTTTAATATATCTAAACCATCAATAATAAGATATTCACCAATTAAAAATCTAGTACCTGAAGGACCCGGAACAATATCATTTATGTACATTACATTTGTTACAGTCTCATTGTTATCAAAAGCACTACCTGTATTAATTTGACCAACTGTTGTTACAAAAGCAGTTGCACCACTCGTAGAGCCTGTGATAGTTTTTTTATTGTAGAGACTGTTGTAAATATTTTCATCTACCTCTAGATACTCATTAGTACGCCAATTACCGGCAGATGTTCTTAACATATCTACTTGAGGAACAAATAATTTTACCTCAAGATCGTAAAGAATTCTGAAAAGTAATTTCAAACCTTCAACAGAACCTTTTGATCTATAGACATCTAATATATTTTTTTCTAGAAGAGCCTTATTGGTCAATACGGTTCTAGGAATACCGTACATAAATTTTGAAAGGAAATTATCAATAAATTCATTACTTACTTCATCAATATCAGCATATTCTAGAAGACGTCTGGTATCATAGATGGGACCTTGTTCTTCCATCCATTCATAATATGCTTTAGTAAATTGAATAAAACTATCACCATCTTCCTGATAGAAAGCAGGGAACTGTTCACGTATAAAGGAAGATAATTTTTTTAATCCGACTGACATTATTGTCTAACAACATTTATTGAAATAAGTACTTTTGAAAAATCAATTTTAAGATATTTACTTTCTTGAACTACCACATCATCATTTAATGTAATAGCATACATGTCAATATAATTAGTATAATCCTGAGGATTAAGGTCCATAACAATAGCACCTGTATTATAGTTTACAGTGCCAATATTATCTTCTAGAACAATCTGAACTGAATCAGGTGTTAGATAATAAATTCTAAGATTTCCCAATCCATCATCAGAAATTCTAGCGGTATAGTAAACATCATTTTTAAGATATGTAAAATAGTCTGAACGAACTGTTTCCTCTTCACCTGCTGAATATGCTCTCAAGAAAGGTCTATACAATGCATTTGAAAATGAAAATTTAATTCTTTGAGAAATGCCACGAATAGGAGTTAGTCTATATATTGGTCTAAAGTATGTTTGATTACTTTTAATTGCAGGATCTGCCTCATCAATCATGGAAGATAACTTAGATTTTCTTAAATCATTTCCAAAATCATTTAAATAAAGATTACTGTATTCTTGTATTTTTGCAATAACCTCTGTTTTAATTTGCTGTGTGCTCTTGGAGGTCAAAGTTGGATCATATCTAACATCTGATACAATTTCAACGTAAAGATATTCAGGATCAATTATTACAGGTTCTGTTGTTATACTTTTCGTCTTTAAAAACGTTATGATGTTTGATTTAAGTTCTGTTGATACAACTGGATTAGATCCATATGGTATCATAGAAACAATTACTTTACCAAACTGAGGAGGATCAGCATCTTCTCCTCCATAAACATTTACAGTTTTAATTTGAGGGTAATTTTGTACTATTAAATTTGTATAGTCTTCTTTTGTTACAGCTCTATTTTGAGAAGCAAAATATCTAGGAGCATTGTATTTAATTGAATCATCTGTTTCACGTTCTGACCCATCAGCAGCAACTGTATTTGTTGCAACAGTAACAGAGTATATACTATCTATCTTAGAGGTTGGTGAGAAAGTATATGCTTTATTACCAAGTTCTCCATTAGTAGAACGATATTTAATTTTTACAATATTACCATTTGATAATTTTTTACCAGCAATTCCGTCACCAAATATTACTTCATATTGATTTGAACCATATCCCTGAACAAAGTATATCTCAGAATTTGAATTTAATCCATATAAATTTTCTGATTCAAAATAAACAGTGTTTGCTGAATCAGTAGCTGATTTGATCACTGTAACTTTAATACTGTTAGTATCAATATTTTCTGAATTTAAAATGTAACGTGTGCTATCAGTAACATCAAAATATTCTGTAACTATCTTACCTTCATAAACATAAATTGGGTCACTAGTGTAGGCTGTACCATTATAGGTAATAACTACAGCTTCGTTGGTTGAGAAATCTAAATTAGTATTATCAACTACTGTTCTAAGAGTATAATTTTCTGGAATAACAACTGAAGAAGGAAGATCATCACCTGTATTAACAGTGAAAGTAACTAAGGCTCTGGCAGATGTCCTTGATCTTGGTAAATAGTTTAATTCCTTAGCGTGTGAAACAATAGAACTTCTAAGCTTTGAAGAGTCTAAGAACATTTCACTTCCTATCATGTTTAGATAGAAAGAATTCATATATGTATTATAAGATAGTATATCTAACAAAGCATTAAGATTAGATCCGTCAAAATCATAATCTTTAAATTCTGTTTTACTTTTTAAAAAAGTCTTGAGGTTACCTTTAATGCCATCAAAACTTAAATCAGATACACTTAAAAATCCTGTGTTTGCCATTACCTTACTCGTCTTAGGATTAAATCCAAGGTTATTGGTGTTGAATTATTAGTCACATAAAAAATTATAGTTGCTGAATATGAATTATCATCAGGAAGAGCTTTTACATTTACTGAATATAAACTGGCTCTGGGTTCATAATTTTTTATTGTTTCTACTATCTTTTCTTTAATTAAAAATTCCGTATCTCTGCTTATATTTTCAAAAAGTGTTGCTCTAATACCACCGCCTAAATTTGGTCTAAAAAATCTTTCACCTGGATCAGTTAGAAGTAAATTTCTAATAGATCTTTTTACGGCCTGCTCATTAGTTAGCAACACCAAATCTTCCTTGATTGGGTGTATATCAAAATTAGTAGTTATATCCGAATAGTATGTTGCTGTTGTCATTTAAATATTTATAAGGAAGATTGACATGTTTTTAAGTATTGGGGATTGTATCTTTGAATATCATTAGCAGCCGAGGCAGCTAAAATCCAACCTGATGATATAGGTTTAGATCCAAAAGGTGAGAAATTTTCACCGACCATGGCCGCACTAAATCCTAACATAAAGGGAATAGCATTGTCAGATCTTCTCATTTCAATACTAGATGAAATGGGAACGTTGAGATTACTACAGACATTAGAAACCATCGTTCCTACCGAAGCTCCAAAAGCAGTTGTAGATGGAGGTAGTACAGGGGATCCGGTTATCATCCTTGAAACAACGGATGAAATAGGAATTGAACCACCCATTGAAGCGAAATTTTGCATTGTGAAACTTACAACACCTGATCCATTTGAAGGCGAGCCAAAAGCACCAACTCTTCTGCAGAACATCTGATCAACTGCTGGTAAAGATACTGGTGCTTCACCAAAGAAACTTTTACCTGCAAAAGAAGGAGCTGTCAGCATAGGGTTATTAGCATATTGTGATGTAGCTAATCTTTTTCCTGTTATCACTTCAGACATCATTGCACCAATTGCCAAGCCTCCACTTTGCCCTAACAGAAGACCTGCAGCTATACCACCTAGAGCACCAAAAGATCCTAATGAACCTCCAAGAGGAGATTGATCAAGTAATCCCGCAATTGTAGAAGCAGCTGCAATAGAAGCCAGACCTTGTGTTGCAACAGCAGGATTTGTAATTGAGGCTAGTTGAGTAGCACCTAGAGTGCCTGCTGCTAACCCTGCAAAAGTGTTTACAGATGATGATACTGAACTTTCTGAAAGTGCAGGAAAACTACTAAGAACACCTACACCACCTGAAGGTCTATTGTTTGTATAAGCATTATCTAAAATATAAGAACCTATGACACCCAATGAGGCACCTAAAGCTGCTGCAGAAAGTATATCACCATTATTACTTTTTTCAGGGTAATCGATTTGTTGTGCACTGCTATATTCACTTGAAAATTTATTATTAATAGAATAAACTGCCTGACTCAAATAACCAATTTTATAAATGTCTGGTATCTGAGTGATACCAATTATGTTTCTAATATATCTTGAATTGTTTAATTCAGGAATACCAACTGCATCTGAAATAGTTTTTAAATTTGTTATACTGTTTATAAAAGCTAGAGTATAAAAAAATTGTTTTAATACGTCTTCTGGTATCACACCACTTGCAGCCAGTTCTCTTGACTTACTAGAGATAGCATCTTTTTCTGCTTGTGTTAAAATATAATTTTCTGGTGTTCTTACGTAATTTGGAGGAGCTGGAGGAGCTAATATTTGCAAAGCTGCTATACCTGCCACAGCTCCACCAATAGCTGCAGCTGCCGTAAACGTATTATGTGATGCTTTAAGTTCTTGGCTTCCGTAGAACCCAGGTTGTTGATAAACACCTCTTTGAACTAAAGCAGCTGTATCTTTATTTGCGGGTGTACCTGAAGAAGAAGATGGTGCCGGAGGAGGGGAAGGAGGTGTAGACTGACTTGAGGGATTTTTTGAAACAGTATAATAAGTACCATCAGGTAGTTTATAATTACCAGTAACTGGTTCACCTTTTGCATCAGCTATTGCCTGAGCATCTTGTTCAAATAAAGCTTTTCTTTCGGCTATTGATTGTGTACCACCAGTATAACTATTCTCTGTATACGTATACATTATGCTACTCCTGCTCTACCTTGCAACGCAGCAACTGCATAAGATAATTTTAATCCAGGAATAGATGAATAACAATGCGGATCAGCACAAGTCAATACTGTACCTCCTCCTTGTTGACCAGGCTGTACTGATTCTACATGGCAGTGTATACCACCTTCATCATTTTTCTCTAAAAGAACTTTACTGTATGGTAAATAATCTCTTACATAAGCTGCCATTTCAGCAGTAAATCCATAATCGGGTTTATTACTACATCTTATGTCAACTGCACCGCCAGTTCCATGATTTGCTGATTTTTGTCTATACCAAGATGATATATACATTCTTGAACCAAATTTTTCATACAATGGATCTAAGATATTCCAAGCAACATTCATAGCAGCTTTCAGTGCTTGTGGTTGTTCACTGGCTGGAATACTTCTAGCATTTTTAATATCACCAACAGTAACATATCTTGAAATTTTTTGACTTGCATTATAAATTGAGGTCGGAACTGGAAGAGGATTTTGTTCAGCTTTTCCATTGTTACTAGATACACCAGTTGGTCTATCATATATGCCTGTTGCAACTGCCTCGGCTGTGATACCTGCATCCTTAGACTCATAAGTAACTCCAGATCCCTTATTTCCTGCAGCATATGCTTCGGCTTGAGGATTTGGATTTCCACCTTCATTTTTATAATATGAAAATTCTTCAGCTGATAGACCAGCAGCATTGTGTGGAAAATCTGGAGCCAATCTTATGGAAGTAATAGAATCAATTACAGTATTTGCATCTGGATATTGTGCAAGTTGTGCTGCATTAATATCAGCAGAATCAACAGAAGGTGAACCACTTGTTTGAATATCAGTAGCTGAACCCTTGATGTTAATTTTAGCAGAAGCCAATAAATCAATTGTAGAAGAAGAGTGAATTGAAGCTGCACTAGTTGAGGATTGTTTAATACTTCCATCAGCTTTAATAGCAATATCATCTTCTGTTGCAATGGTCATTGCATCTTTTGACATCAAATAACTTTTTTCTTTAGCATAGATACCAATATTTTTCTGTGCATTAACCTCAACGGTTTGATCTGATCTTATTGTAATATCTTGTGCTGCATCTATTTCCAATGATCGAGGTGTTTGTATTCTCATTTTACCAGCTGAAGTAATTCTAGCATCACCAGCAATCATTGTACTTGTATCTTTAGCTACTTCAAGTATTTTACTACCATTTTGAATTATTTCTTCAACAGATCCATTATGAACAGTTGTGATCATATCCCCACCTACTGAGATATTAAGGCTACCACCAACGTTAATATCTAAATCACCAACTGTTTCTAATGTGATTTTACCATCACCCTTAAGTATCATATGACCTTTTCCAAACAAAGTCATATCACCTTTTGGAGAAACAATACCAACACCCTTGGTACTAGAAGATATCATATGGATCGATCCATCAGCATCTATCATGATAGTTGCACCGGAATGATGTTGGAGTGTAATTGTATCTGCACCAAATGTATTATCAATAACAACTTTATTACCAGTGGCAGAAACAAACCCTTGAACATCAGTAGCCTCACCTACACCCCCCATAAGACCTGCACCAGGTCCTGTATGAGTGATTGTGTTATCTGAAGCACCACCGGGTTTATCTTTTACCGATACTTCATAGTAGGGAGCAGGATTACCAGAACCTATATTTTGAGGTCCAGTACTTCTTGCAACACCATCACTTTCAATGTTGGTTGTTGCTTTTACATTTAAGGGGTCATTTGTAAATCTATCTACAGACATCAGGCACAATAATTTGAGTAAAGGGTTGTCAGGGCTTGTTCTAGTTTATCATTATTAGAAGATATAGTTGCACTATCCGTAAATGAAGCTAGATCTTTCATAATTTTATATAGAGTAACTTTTTGTTGTTCTGTCAAATAAAAATTTGAATGTATAGTATTCAATCTACTGTGTACAAATTTATTTAACCCGCCTATAATACACACTGTTGCATTTGTTTCACTAGCAGGTGATCCTTGATAAACAGTTCCGTTCACATCTATTATGAAACTATATGTACTATAATTATTTAAATTTACATTTTCTCCTCTTGCTGTGTTAGAGAAAATGAAATTTAGATTTGTACAATAAGAAACTGCTGTAGCATCTACTTTGTTCATACTGTATTACCTGTATAAGAAAGAGAAGAAAGTGCTGTTCTAGCCTTAGCCAATTTTTTCAAATAAAAAGGTGAACTTCTATCAACCTGCCATGAGTTACCAATCTTTTTATATGAAGCATCTCTTTCATAATAAATCATAGCCGCAACAGCATCTTGAATTGTAGTAGCAACTAACAATTTACCATAAGCTGTCTTTTCAGTTGTATGCAACTCATGCCAAACATAATCCAACTGCTGTTCAAGAGAAGGTAAATTAGGAGGACGCACTTGTCCGTTTACACCACAAAATTTTAAAAATGGTGTAACTCTATCATATTTACCACCTCTCCATTGAGCAATACCCATTGAAGCTTCACCTCTATCATTAGGATTATACGCTTGAGGATTAATACTATCTCCGGATTCAATTTGGAAGTTACCCACAATAGCAGCCACCATCACTTTAATGTCACCTGATGCAGAACCTTCTTTTGATATTCTTTCCCAAAAATAATTATACACTTTTTTAGGATTATCTCCACCAGTTAATTGTGTTGTTGATGGTTGACCTGTGTTGTCACTATTATAAGCTTCATTTGGATTAGAGGGAACAACACCAGATCCACTTGTTTGTGAACCTGTAGGAGAACCCGAATTGTTTACTGAACCAGGTCCACCATTAATGACACCAATCACAATAGGTTGTTGACTATCTTCACCGTCAACAAAAAAACCAACTACCCAGGTTCCAACTTTTAATCCGTGACTAACATTACCTCCTGAAGTCTGGCCACCAGTTGTTGGATAAAGAACCATAGCCCAAGGCAACATATCATTTGGTATTCTTTCAAAGTCTTCTGTTCTATGAATACCAAATACTCTTACTCGTACACGTGATCTATCATCACCAATATCTTGTACAGTTCCAACAAACCATCTAAATCTATCACCATAGAAGTCATCATTTAATATCATGCATGACCTCCCGTCACTCTAGGTGAAGTAACTGATGTATCATATTCTGAAGTTTCAAGAAGTAGATTGAGATAACCATCTTTTTGAATTCTCAGGGAAGTAGCCGCCTTATTTCCTAGCATCAACACTTGTTTGATTTCCGTTATTACAAAAAATCCTGAAAGATAAATGTCTTCAATAACATTAGTAAATCCATGCATTTCAGGAATAGCACAGTAAATAACTTGTCCGGGTTTCAAATCCATATTTGCGGGCACGGTAATTGATAAATCAATTTGATTTAATGCATTTAAATATTTAACAGTATTACCAAATTTATATCTATCACCGGGTTGTGTTAACCCTTGATCATCATTGAAATCATCATAGTTGTTTATTACATATCTGATTCTATTTGAATACTCGGTGTTTATTTTTTCATTTTTTACATAATTAATATACCCTTGTGTATTTAAAGGATATTTTTCTAGGGTATAAGGTTTATCTTTTGAACCGATATGTTCAGTCGGTGTACTATTATAAGCTTTTTGTAATAGACTTATTTCAAACAATTCATTTTGATAATAACCACCTGCAATTTTTTCAATTGAGGAAAACCTTTTATTATTTACAATATTAGTAATCAATCTTTTATCAGCATCTTTATCAGTTGTAAGATTGTAATTAGTTTCAGCGTCTGAAAAATATACGTATCTTTTTTCTCTAATAAGATCTTTTTTCAGTTGTGCTTCTTGAATTTTTTGTTGAAGTGTAATAAAATTAAATTGATCTAAATCTTCATAAAATAGATAAAGGAAATGATTTTCAGAATCTTTTGCAATTGCATGTTTAGCTAACCATGTTATTCCCTGAACAGGTCTAATATTTGGTATCACTAATGATCTTACTTTTAAAGATTCTTCTTTTACAAAAGGTTTGCTGATATTATAAAGTGCCTGAGTGTCAGTTGCCAAATACTCTAAAAATAATTGTTCAGCCGCATTTTCCACTTTATCACTATAGGCATGTGATACATATTTTCTTGTATTTTGTAAATAATAAGGACTTACTAAATCTAAAATATACATCAGTGATCTAGCACGATCACTAAGAGAAATATTTCTAACACCTCTAATAATAAATTTCAGATCTGTATGAGGAACATCTAAGCTTTCAGCTGTAAACGTTCCTGTTTGATTATATGATATTGTAATTAATTCTTCACCCGTGAAAGGATAATTAACAAACATACCAATTTGATCATTTATTAAAATTTCAGCTTTAATAAATGGTTCAAATATAGATTGAAAAATGTTAACCTCAACAAACTGAGGTTTAATAGACATTCTATCTGTCTTATTAAATTTTTCAATTGTGATGTCTACAATTTCAACATGTAAAGGATTAATGTCAAATTGTCGTCTGGGTAACCTATCAACGGTATCAGGCATTAAACAAATCTTTTACTTGTTGTTTTATAAATGGGATATAAGCAGATTTTATTACCTTAATCTCTCTCTTAGATTCATTAATTTCATTTTCATAATCATAAATTGATTTTGCAACCCAACCCGCTGGACTACCATTTTTTACATATGTGGTTGGCGTCATAGTATAATTATATGAATTAATCGTAGCTTTGTCATCAGAAACCAAACCTGCATAATAATAATATGCAATAGAATCTGGGTTTATGGTATTGGTTAATTTATCTGCAGAAACACCGTATTTGCTTTCTAGATAATTTTTAAAGTGGGTAGAATCCATCACCCAATCTTTATAAGGATCTGTAATATCATTAATCAAATATAAGACCCAATCTAATCTAGAATCATTATAAAATCTATATGCTAATGTATCTGGTCTTTCACCGTCTTTAACAACATAAGTGTAAAACTTTGTGTAGTCATCCAAATACTTTTTTATAACTTCTACTTCCAAAAGTAAGTTTAATGAATTAATATTGTTATAGTTTATTCTTGGAATGTAATTAAAAAGAGACATCAGTGATCTCCCACGCCGCCAGGATTAGTATCCAAATCATTAGGAGTATTGATAAAGTTTTCTCTTGTTTGAATTGTGATTTCACTCAAATCTATTCTCATTTCAATTACAACAGGTTGACCATCTTTGTAGAAAGCTGGTGATCCGGATACCGAAAGATGGGTAATAAAAGAATCTCTTACTTTAGGGACAACAGTGTCTGGTAATCCTTCAAAATTTAAATTAGCAACATAAGGATATTCTAATGCAAATCCAGAATATATAATTTTTGGATGCATATATCCTTTAATTAATTGAATTATACTATTTAAAGTTTTTGCTTCTTCTGCAGACTTAGGTGCCATTTTCCAATTGAAGGAATATGATTTTAATCTTACACCTTCAAATATTGTTGTCAAATGAGGGTTTCTAACCTGACCTGAAATTGACTGAGTATATCCTCTAATATCTTGTGCTGTAATACCAGGAACAGGAGCAGCTGCTAATTCTGCTGCGCCAGGTGCTAAAGCCAAAGCTGAAACTGCATCCCTAACCATTTTTTGAGTAGAAAAATTTCTACTGACAAAATCATTATAATAACTCTCAATTTTTGATGTACCAGAATTTAACATCTCACCCATGTTACCCATATTGTTTCCTAAGAATCCAAGAACACCAAAAGATGGATTACTGGTTTCCATACCATAATCATCTTGAAGGGAAGAAGGTATAGGTAGTCTTATTACATACTTTGTAGTAACACTAGATGTTGATTCACCAGGAAATCTATCATATTTTTTTAATGACAGTCTAGTATAATACTGTGGTTCTTGTGCAGGAAATGAAAGTATCTGAGCCATTTTTACCCCTATAAATATTCTTATTATTTATACGGTGTTTCAAAATGGCCTATAAGGGTAGATTCAAACCTAAGTATATTGAGAAATATAAAGGTGACCCTACTAAAATTACATATAGAAGTATGTGGGAATTGAGATTCATGAGATATCTTGATTCACACCCTTCTGTTGTCAATTGGGCTTCTGAAGAAGTTATCATTCCCTATGTTAGCCCAGTGGATAAAAGAGTACATAGATATTTTCCCGATTTCTGGGTTAGAATGAAGTCTGAAGATGGGTCAATAAATACTGTAATAATAGAAATAAAACCTTACAGAGAAACTAAGATTCCTCAAAGACCTGAAAAGTTGACACGTAAATTTATCAATGAGGCCAGAACTTATAGTGTCAATGCAGCCAAATGGAAAGCAGCACAAGAGTTTTGTAGTGATAGAAACTGGCAATTTAAAGTGTTAACTGAAAAAGAATTAGGACTAGATAAACTATAATGGGTATCTTTACCAACATACTACAACAAGGTAGAACAGATAGAAAGACCACTGGTATTATAAGACCGGGTACTGATGAGGCAAGGGATTGGTATAGAGACCTTGCTTTAACTATTAGAAGTGTACAGGTTGATACCATTATAAGAAAAAATCAACAATATAATAGATCTTTTGTTAGACCAGGATTTATGTATCTGTTTAATTATGATCCCAAGATGAAAGATGAATTACCATATTATGATAGATTCCCTTTGGTGTTTCCGTTTGAGGCAGATGGGGATGGATTCTTAGGTATGAATCTTCATTACATACCACCATTATACAGAGCTAGATTAATGGATAATCTTTATGATTTAACTAACAACTCAAGGTTTGATGAGACCACTAAATTGAGAGCTAGTTATAGTATGTTAAAATCAGCTGCCCGCTATAAATATTTTAAACCTTGTGTAAAAAGATACTTAAATTCCCATGTTAGAAGCAAATTCTTATTGATACCTTCAAATGAATGGGACTTAGCATTATTTTTACCACTTGAAAGATTTACTAAATCAACAAAACAAAATGTTTACAAAGAATCAAGGAAGTTTATAAATGGCGTTTAATATAAGAGACATGATAGGGGCAATGAATGCTTCAGGAGGATTTACAAAATCCTCTAAGTTTTTTGTTGAAGTCTATCCTCCTAGAAGTCTTGCCGTAAATCCAAATTTATTTTTTCTTTGTGAGGCTGCCTCATTACCTGGTGTTGGTTTAGCCACAGATGAAATAAGAATGGCAGGTTATGGTAACGTAGAAAAAAGACCGTATGCACCTGTATTCACTGATATAAATTTAATGTTCTTTAATGATGCTAATAGTAAAGTAATTACTTTCTTTCATAAATGGGTTCAAAGTGTCTACAATTTTAATGCATCAATGAATCCAAGCAGTACTACACGTTCTGGTCAACCTCAAATGACTCTTAATTATCCTAATGAATATAGAGGTATTGTTGAGATTACACATTTTGACGATACAGGTGAACAAGTAGTAAGGTATACTTTACAGGATGCATATCCATTAGCTATTAGTGATATTAATGTTGATTGGAATAGTTCAGATCAATTGGTGAGAGTGCCAGTTACTTTTGGTTACACTTATTGGTCTTCAGAAACATTAGATCCTGGATATGTGTCAGCAAAATCACAGGCCATTTATAATGCAACACAATCTACTGCTTCCCGTGTTGACATGGAAAATAAAGTTATTTGGGAACTATTAAATTTCACTTCACCTGCTATTGTTCAAAACAGAGTAAACATCTTAGCAGGCGTTTTATCATTTTTATAATATAAGGACTACTTGACATGGCACTACCAAAAATCAAACACCCAACATATGCTGTTGTTATACCTTCTACTAAGCAAAAAGTAAATATCAGACCCTTTACTGTTCAAGAAGAAAAGCTTCTTCTTATGGCAAGGCAATCTGAAAATGCTGATGATTCAATCAACACAATTAAACAAATTATTACAAATTGTATCGTAGAACCAATTGATGTTGATAAGCTTGCCACATTTGACATTGAATATCTTTTTGTCAAACTAAGAGCTAAATCAGTGGGAGAAATTGTTGAGTTAGATTATAAAGCTCCTGACTCCAATGAAAATATTAAATTTAAAATTAACTTAGATGAAATTGAAGTAAAATATAAACCCAACCACAGTACTAAATTTTTAATTACTGATGAGGTTGGCGTGGTCATGAGATATCCAACTCTTGGTGAACTTAAACAAATAGAAAATGATGCTTTTGCTGATAATAGTGTTACCAATATTCTTTCAAAATGTATAGATAAAATTTATGATAATGAAACCGTATATAGCGATTATACTGATTCAGATTTGAAAGAATTTATTAATAGTTTACCTATTGAATCTATGACAAAAATAAGAGAGTTTTTTGAAACAATGCCTTCTCTTGAACATCATACAGTTATTAAAAACAAGAATGGTAAAGATATTGATATTGAATTAAAGGGAATTAACAATTTTTTTACGTATTGACCGGATATTCTAGTATCTCGGTCTATTACAACACGTTATTTTCATTGGTTCAACACCATAAATATTCATTGACAGAGGTTTATGATATGTATCCATATGAAAGAGATCTATTTTTAGAACTACTAATGATGCATATCAAAGAAGTACAAGAAAGAAAAGCACGTGGCGGCTAGTAAATTTACCGATAAAGAATTTAAAGATTTTCTTAGAAAACAACAAGAAACTAAAGCTAGTTGGGAAGCTGCAGATGCGGCTGCTAAAAATCTTAATGATGCCGCAGAAAATATGAAACAGAATTCTAAAGAACAATCTAAAATAAGTGATGCTTTAGGTTCAATGTTCAATAATTTTAAAAATTCTTTTTCATTTGGTGGTGGAAGTTCAGGTGGTGGTAGAGGTGGTGATACTGGCGGTGTTTCTGATGGAGGTGGCGCTGGCGGCAGAAGAAACAGTGTACCCAATATTTTAAATAATATTTTAAATGTAGATAGAAGTATTTTAAGATTTACCCGAGCTAATAATGATGTATTATTTGATATACTTGATGCTATAAGAGGTGATCAAAGACAAAAGATTGAAGAAAGAAGAGAAAGTGCTAGTAGAGCAAAAGTTACTGACAGTACAGGTGCATCTGTTGGAAAGGCTCTTACGGGTACAGGTGATCTTTTAAGTGGCGCTGGTAATCTATTAGGTGGTCTTGGTGGTGGCCTGGGAAAACTTTTGGGTGGTGCAGGTATTGCTGCTTTTTTACTTGGTGCTGGTGATGCTGAGAAAATTAAAAAGAATATAGAAACACTTCTTTCTATTGGTGATGGATATGAAAATAGATTAGAGTTTCTAAAAGATGGTGGTACTTTAACTGCCATGTTAATTGGCATTGGCCAAGGATTGAAGTATTTTGCTATTGGTGAAGGTGCCACCGTAATAGCTGATTGGCTTTCTGGTAAACTAGGTCAAGAAAACTGGGCCGAGGGTGTTAAAAATAATATTGCAACTCTTTTATCTATTGCAGATTTACCACACACAACAGGTGATGTTGCTTGGCTTGCAACATCACTCATGGGTATTGGTGCGGGCCTAGCAGTATTTGGAATTGGTGAAGGTATAAAAGGTGGTGTAGACGGAATAGTCAAAGGCATTGATTTTCTTACTGGTGAAAACGCTGGTTGGGCTCAAAGGGTATATGATGAATTAGAAACTTTACTATCTATTGCAGAACTTCCTCATAGTAGTGATGCTGGTTGGTTAGCTGGTGCTTTAACTAAAATAGGATTGGGTCTAGCTATATTTGGTGGTGGTAAAGCTATTGAAGGGTTAAGTCAGGGATTCCAAGGTATCATTAGTTTCTTTAGTGGTGATAAGGCTGGCTGGGCTAAAAGAATATATGATGAAATGAGTGTGTTACTCTCAATAGCCGAACTTCCACATTCAGAAGATGGGGCTGTATGGTTACTCAATACTTTAGGTAACATTGGATTAGGCCTTTCTATTTTCAGTATTGGTAAAACTATAGAAGGTGTTGCAGTATCATTTCAAAGTATAATTGGTTTCTTCAATGAAGAAAAAAGAGGATTTGCTCAAAGAATATATGATGAAGTAAAGACATTATTATCAATCAATGATCTTCCTCACGGACAAGATGAAGGCATTGGATTTTTAAATACAATGGGCAATATTGCCCTTGGCCTTTCTATCTTTGCTGTTGGTAATACACTTGCTGGTGGTTTAAATACAGTAAACAAAATACTTGATTTCTTCACAGGTGGAAAAGCTTTTGCTGATCAAATTTATACTCAGGTAGATAAATTATTATCTATTACTCAAATACCAGCTGCGCAAGATGGTGGTGAAAAATTTTATGCCACCATGAAAAACATTGCTGAAGGATTATTGTTATTCACTGGTTCTAATTTTGCTGCTTCTTTGGTAAATGTAGGAACAAGCATTTTAGAATTTTTATCAGGCAAATCAAGTCCCTTTGATAAAATTAGACAACTTGCTAATGATGCAGATAAGCTAGAGAAGGGGGCCAACGCTCTACAAAAGGTTGCAAATGCACTGTCAACTTTCTCCAATATACAAACTGGTAATCTTGGAGAGATTGACTTTAAAGGTATGGCAGAAAATTTAGGTACCGCCATACCTTTGTTAAATCTTTTAGCTAAGGGTGGAGTTTTAAAAGCAAATGGTCCATTAAGTTACATTGGATTAGGTAGTGATATTGATTTTGGAAAAGGAATATTAGATCCTAGTTTGAAATTAGATCAAATGACTGCTGCCATCAGCAAAATAAATTATGTATTGGGTAGAACAACAACACTAGAACCTGTGCAAGGTAACCAATTATCTAATGCTCAACAGATCAATGGTGCAGCCACTGAAGATAAATCAGCAACACCAACAGTAATAATGCAAGGTGGTGGTCAGGGTTATCAATCACCAGTAATGACACCACCACCATTACCACCTAGAACAACAGGGGCTGTAAAGACAGCCCCTGATATTTCATTGCAAGAACGCACTATGTATGATAAGGCGTATTTTGGTGCCGGCCACCGTTAATCGGAAGCCAACTTCTTAAAGAAGCTCAAGTCTTCGTCATCATCATCCCAATTACTCTCTTGCTTTGGAATAGAAGGAGCAGCTGCTGCCTTTTGAGGAACAGGGAATGCTTCATCTTCATCTACTGAAGATGATTGGCGAGATGAAGAAACATCAACATTACCCAAAGCCTTCTCAAGACGCATCTTCAATTCATCATAGGACTTGAAGTGTTTGAGATCAAGAAGCTCTTGAAGTGAATGTTGTGATTCCCAGATCTTCTTAATCTGATCATCATCTTGGGCTACAGGTGAGGGTGAATCAAACTCTGACTTATCATAGTTACGATAACCTTCAACTTGACGAATCTTCAACTTGAAATTAGCACCATCCCAGAAGTCAAATGGATTGACTGCCTTCTCATCAGCAAATTGTGGATGCATTGCTTCATTGATCTTATCAAAGATCTTCTTACCATACTTGAACAAGAATACCTTACCTTCGTTTTCTGGACGGGTAGGATCCTTAACAACAAGAATGTTAGAATAGAAAGAAAGACGGCGCTTCTGCTTGCGTACAATTTCTTTGTTAGATTCAATTCCAGAGTTCCAGAGCTTTGTGTTCATTTCTGAAACAGGATCTGGCTTCTGAAAAGTGGTCAAACTCTTTTCGATATACCAACCACCAGGACCTTGGAACCCATGGTCCCAAATGCGTACGAACGGCACGTCTTCACCAGCTGGGGCGGGAAGAAAACGAATGATCGCATAACCGTTTCCGGCTTTGTCAACATCGGGTTTCCAGTAACGGTCGTCGTTGTTTGAGTTGTCCTGGGAAACTTGATTACTGTTGAGCTTGCTGAGCTCGGATGTGAGTTTGTCAAAGTTAGACTTACGATTTTGTTTGAGTGCTTCAAAATTAATAGTCATAGTATTCTCCGTTGTGTGTTACGATATATTAATTGTATGATATTTTGTATATAATATCAAGAGAATTTATTTCTCAAGATACTACAATATTTATCCTTGTCATACTCAAGGAATGGATGTAGCTTCTTACAATTTAAAGCTATTTGTGGCCAAAGAACTGTGTCAGTAATTTCTTTATTCCATTTAGAAAAGAAACGGACACAATCTTGAATAATGATGAATGACTCTTTGCAGATTTTTTTGCGTGTGAGTAGAGTGAGAAGATAGGGATAGTCACCAGATTTTACTTCAAAGTTGGCATCAAAGTTTTCTAATAAATTGTCAATATCATTTTCAAATGTATATTGCATTGTTTGCTTACGTCTAAGAAAATCATTATATTTAAATTGATGATCAACTGAAAACATATCACCAATCCACATCTTAGAATTTTCAGAAAAATTAGCTACTAAAAATGTCTTAGGATCTTCATGTTTTGAGAGCTTGTAAAACATATATTTGTCTTTACGAATCTCAAAAGAATGCTCTGATACATTTGTCTTACCATTATACTTTATATAATCATAAGAGGAGGATGTAAAGTGATTCTTAAGAGCAACAAATAATTTATAGGCTTCAAAAGGACTCATATAGGCAATCTACCAGAACGTCTCACAAGGTTTAAATTTTCTGCTTCAATTTGAATTCTTGCTTTTAATACTGTGCTCTGTTTGATGAGGGAGGCAGCAGTCTCCACTTCAATATTATTAGATTCACAATAATGCATAACCGCATCAAAGTATGTTAAATTTTTTACTGATGCTAGCTTGTCTATTTCTTTAACAAAGTCAGCAGAAGATTTTACATTAGCAATTTTCATGAACATTCTTTTATAATATATGTTGGTAGGATGTATAAATATATTTGTATTGTGTTAGTCGCGGATGGCCGTCCCACTAACTCTAAATCTGTAAAGGAGATTCAGCTATGAACAAACATCATTATACCGGCTATATTTATATTTGGCAAGATACAATTGCAAAATTGTATTATGTAGGTGGCCATTTTGGTAAAGTAGAAGATTCATATATTTGTTCTAATAAACCAATGAAGAGAGCATATAAGTTAAGACCTCATACTTTTAAATTTAGAGTGTTAGAATATGTGTTTGGTGATACTAAAGATTTAAGAATTAAAGAACAAAGATGGCTTAATATGATAAAAGATAGCGAACTGCTTTTATCTGAGAATGTTTTAAATAGAACAGCACGTTATTATAATGTTAAGAAAAACGCTGCTGGTGGAAATGGTTTAGGTACAAATAAAGGTAAGTCTACTATAGGTGGTTGGAATAGAGGTCTTAAAGGTGTTCAACTTTACTCTGATCAAACTAGAAAAAAAATGTCTGATAAAAAGAAAGAATACTGGGCTAGGAAAAAAGGTGAGCCCGTTCTGTTTCTAGGTGGAGCTCATACCCAATGAGATCAAGCCGCTAGGCGAGATTCAAATGGAGCGTTATCATTCGCTGCATTTACGAGTTTGCTTCAGTCTCGATCTTGTCTTTACTACACCTGTCGATCCTATTTCACCCCCATCAAAGATACACCAGCCTGGCCAGCTTTCGTATTAAATACTATAATGGTGTATCTATGGTGGAGGCGGAGGGTATCGCACCCTCGTCCAGTATGTCTATTCCACTAGATGTCAACAACATCAGCAATTATATTTATAGTATGAAATTAAATAAAAATCAACGTTTCTTTTTAACAGAAGAACCTTTCCACTTAGACCCTCCTGATTTTTTCCATTTAGTTTTACCGTTAGATTTTACTTTACTAAATGTAGAAGATCCTTTTTTATTTTTTACAACTTTAGTATTTTTTGATTTAAATAAATTAAACATTATACCTGTCTCTGTATTGTTGTCTTACATCCATCAATTGTTTAATGTAGAGATCTCGACGTTCTTCAAAGTATTGAGGTTCTTCATTATCAACTGAAATAAGAATTACAATTCTATTAATGGGTATATTATATCTTTCTTCAAACATAACAGCATAGGCAGAAGCTTGACAAAAGTAATTTGTAATGTATTCTCTGTTCTTATGTTTTCTGGAGGTCTTAAAGTCAATGATTGACAACTTACCCTTCCACTCAGCCACACAATCCACTGTACCCGCCATTTGTAGATAATCAGAATATAGTCTGGTTTCTTGAACATACACATTATCAATGTTAGTATCAATTAGAGGTTTGATAGCTTGAAAATTGAGAGTATCATTAAAACTATATTTGTCAGTATCAATCTCAGCATTATCAATATAGTTTTCTAGTAGCTGATGTATTCGTGTTCCACGAGTTGCAGCTGTTGAACTAATTCTATTAGCCTCTTCTTCACCAACCCGTCTGCGCCATTGTTGAATAGCCTTCTCACTCATTAATCCAGTAACAGTAGTTACTGAAGGATAGGTAGCACCGGTAGGTGTCTTATAGTACCTACCGGTTTCAGTGTTTACTTGTTCTAGTATTACTTCATTCTCAGGGATCTTTTTGAGATGTGTGAAGTGCTTGCGTTGGGCTAAAATGTCCTTGAGATGCATTGTGTAATATTCCGGTTTCAATCATATTCTTTTTAATTATAAAGTCTTTAACAAGCCCGGATCTTACAATATCATTTTCTACAAATTCAATGCAAGAGAAATACTTAGGCATCTTAGAAAGGATCTTCATGAACTTATGAATACCTTCTCTTTCATCATCCCATTTTAGATCAGTCTGTCTATAATCTCCACAGAAAATAATCTTACTGTTGTGACCAACTCTTGTGATGATTGTATTTAATTCTTGATATGTCATATTTTGACATTCGTCGACAATTATAATTGTATTGTCAAGAGTGAGACCTCTTAGGAATGATGATGTCTCAAAATTAATAATGCCTTTTTGTTTTAGTATTTCGTAGGCATCGCCTCTGTTATAAAGTTCATTACAGATGGCTTGGTAAGGGGCTTCATATACTTTGGATTTTTCTTTTATTGAACCTGGTAGGAAACCCATATCTCGGGAAGGGACTACGGAGCGAATTATTGTGACACTATTATAATCTCTATACTCTTCTAGTTCTGATAAAGAGAGGTAGAGGGAAATAAAAGATTTACCTGTACCTGGAAGACCATGAATGAGGAGATTTTTACCGTTGATAAATTCTTTGAATACTTTTTCCTGGTTTAGTGTCTTTGGTGTTATTGTTTTTAGTTCGAGGTTATTCTTTGTTTGTTTTTGCTCCTGACGCTTTTGTTGTTTAATTAGTCTCTTTTCAGCGCGAGATAGTCTTTCCATGCGGTACCTCTTACCATGTGTTAATAGTATTTCTCCTCCCACTACCTTTCTTAATCTTTTTCAAAACATCACGAAAACCAGAGTCAGGCTTTCTAAGGCCTAACCTGGTTGGGTCAACTATATTAGGGGCAGATAATACTTGTTGAAGATGTGGATTGTTTTCTACGTAGGCATCGTATTCAGAGATTGGCATAGAGATGTCAAACTCTTTATTTGTCTTTGTATCATAAAAAGTATAGTTAGCCATTCGCCTCGATACCTTTGGACTTCCAGTATGCCTGAACGTCATTTTTATTTAGCGGATCTAATCCCTTAGAAAGCATTTCTTCTTCAACTAAATCTTCCAAATATGCTTTTTCGTTTAGATTTCTTGGATTATAATGTTCATCAATCATATTAGAAATTATCTGTTTATTACTATCAAGAATCTGCGGCATTTAATTCGTTCCTAACTTTCTGTTGAACTCGTTTAACTGCTTCTGGTTCATGCTCATTAAAAACTACAAGTGTTTCTGTAACACCTTTTTTATGACCAGCCAACCAATAATAAAATGCTACACCTGCCATAAGCAAGGTGTAAAGTCCTGCGGTAATAAAATTATCCATTAGTCGTCTTCATATGAGAGGAGTCGGTCTAAATTTTTAGAGCGAAGAGCATTATCATAATTGCGATAATGCTTTTGCATTTTTTCTCGTCTTACTTCTTTAAAACTTACATTTTCTTCTTCAATATAATTATTATTAAATGATTTCTTTTTATTTTTGAAATCAGATTTATTAAATTTATTGGAGTTGTTCATCCTGAGAGAAGTCCTGGAAAAGCAGCCATTACTATTTCTTTAGTTATGCCTTTATAAGGGCACTTTTTATCCTTCATAGCAACAAGAAGTTGTGCGTCATCTGCACTTACTGTTTCTAACATTTGGATAAAAATTTGCTCACGTTTAGTTTTTGTAAGGTTGGGATTACCATTTTCCGCCAACAAATAAAATCGTGATACTTCAGAATGAATGGCTTTGGGTTCATCAAACTGATTTGGTTTATAAGGTGGTGCTCCCTCTGGGAGAGGAAATTTGACATTGTCGTCAAACATACCTTGTAGAATAGATCTCACAGTATAATTACCGTTTTGTTTTAGAGCTTCTATTCTTTCTTCTTTCTTTTTAAGTTCATTAATTTTAGCTAATACTTTAGCCACAGAGTTCATTTTAAATTCAAATGACATTAGAAATCACCTACATTTTCCATCATATGTTTTAGTTTATGTGTTATAAAATAGTTGAACAGTTTACTCTTATCCTTGTTTTGTTCACTGATGTATTTATTAAGAACCTCATCTTTAATACTATCCGGAACCATTGATAGATCAACCATATGTTTATTACGCATAAAGTTTCTATCTGTTGCACTGTCTAACAATACAGCTCCATCATTATAGATTTTGTTTATTTTTTTCTGGGTCAGAGGTTTCTGTCTTTTATCAGTTACAAACGTATCATCATCTGATAAAACATTAGGTACACCATCACCGGCATCACCTTTAAGAATATGTTCTACAAGGTAACGCTCTGGATTATCATGATTGATCCATTTCTTACGAACCGGATCATATTGTTTTACGTTGGGATAGGTGTGTAATTGAACAAAGTCTTTATCTCCAGAAAGGATAAGAATCTTTTCTGGTATATTAGATGTTCTTACTAAAGATGCAATAATATCATCTGCCTCGGCCGAGTCAACTTGAATGACTGGATAGGGAAAATAATCTTTAATTTCTTGCTTCACCTTATTAAAGATTTCAAAGACATTTGTCCAATCAATCTCAGAAGATTCTCTGTTCTTTTTACGATTAGCTTTGTAATAAGGAAATACTTGCTTACGCCAATAGTTCTTATCATCACAGGCAATAACCATCTCACCATATTCTTCACCAAACTTTTGTTTGTAAGAACGTAGTGAATTAATTACCATATGACGAAACAGCCCTTCTTCAATAGGGATATTCGTATGGTTCCCAATCTGCATCATAAGATTGGATATCATGACCTGGTTAAAATCAATAAGTATCATTTTATAATTTCCACATTAATCTACATTAATAATTATATAGTATATAGATTATGTGATCAACTGGTTTTCATCAATAATTCTAGATAATTCTTCTTTGGCACCGGATGTCAATGTGATGGCTGTGTCAGCTAATTCTTGAAACGGATGACTAAGTTTCTTTGTTCTATAAACAATAGCTTTAAGAGTTTCCTCTACCATGACGACACATTTAATTGATTCTTCGTCTGGTGGAACCTGCAATCCGTAGGAAGAAAGAACTGAAAAGGCAGCTTCTAATGCGTCTGCTGCTACCTCGTCACAATAATTACGTCTCACATCTTCAATATGCTCAAAAGATTCCTCAAGATTATTTGGAAAACCTTTTATTGCCTTACTGGGGAATTGTATAATATTATCTTCCATTACCTTACCACTTTGAGGAGGATGGTATCTTTATTTATCCTCTCCGAAAGCTTGGTAGGTCCAGATGAGACATTATCCATCAATTTTCTAAGAACAATTTTACCACCGTTCAAGACCTGTTTGATTGTATCTTCGGTTTTACGACCAATCTTTTTACTTACGGAAGAATCGCTATCAAACCCATCAATAGCAGTGCGCCGTATATTAAGACCAGCAGGCCCACGAGCCCGAAACACGCTAAGTACTTTAGACTTAGTATTAAAGGTCCATAGTTCTTGAGAGCCGATAACCGTTGCGGGGTCACACGATTGTAATTTATACTCATTGCTTTCTTTCTGATATTGAAAATGTTTCAACAATTTCTCTGCAGTAGGAGCTTTCTTCTTACGAGGAGCACGAGCCTTCTTCACATTACCTGCAAAGCGTTCGCAGTCCTCAATAAGCTTAAGAATATAACCAAGTTTAGTCTTAAGTTGACCTTTAGTATAATGTTGGTAACCTTCGTTATCAACCTCTAACACATAGACATATTCATCACGAAGTGGCTTATAGAACTCTGCAATCTTATTAGCATGCATTGCAGGTATCTCATTCTTCTGAAGCCACTCATAGATATTAACTAACTCACCAGAATCAATAATAGCTTCCACATCACCTATGATATCAGATACACGTTCACGGACACGATCTTGAATAGAAGGTTTAATCTTAGGTTCAGTAGGCTTTGCTTCTACTTCTTCATTGTGTTTAAGAGCTTCCTGAATATGAAAATCAACTCGCTTACGATCAATCTCATCTAATTCCTGCTTACGATTTGAGGCAATGCGACATAACCAAGCAGCTGTTGTAGGCATACGTTTTTCAGGGATACGATCAATTGATTTGATCATATCCTTATCAGACTTGAAATAGTCTTTTAGATATTGACGTGCTTCATCTGGTTCTGCCATAACATTATACCAATGCAAAGCTTTAATCAAATCTACTTTAGTCTCAATGTTCTTTGGTTCATCACCTAAGTACTTCCAATTGACCAAATAATTTTCACTCTTGGTCTTTCGGGCAGCCTTAGGTTTCTTAGACTTTACATTAAGAAGAGACTTTGCCATTTAATTTTTCCAACATATCTTTAATAGTTGATAGATTGACAGCATTTATATTAGATGAACTTTTTCTACCAACAAAGTAACCCGATGCGTAATCGTGTTGATTAACCCAATCAGGTGTAGGTTCATTTCTAACAGAATTAATAATATTTAACATATTATCAATCTTTTCTATTATAAAAGCAACGTCTTTATTCATGACAAATTCCTTTAATCACAAGATGTCCATCTGGAACAAGCTGCATAATGCTTATTATCAATGTAAGTTAAACTAGCTCGTCCATTATAACCCATACGCCAAATATCAGTATATTCATCACACCATTGTTTACATTCCTCAATAGTATCAAATGGACCTACATAGTAGTCCATGATACCACCAGAAACTTTTTCATTGTATACACCAAAGACCTTACCAGTCTTGGTATCTGTCATATTATATGATAGCTGCATTACTTCACCATTACAGTTCGAATAAAACCATCTTTATCCACTGACTGAGACTTTACCTTCCAACCTTCTTCAACAAGAAGGTCGATACGCTTCCTAGAATATGTTCTGCTCTTACTTGTAACTACATACTGATCAATATAGTTCTGTTGCATTCTGAAATAGTCTTCTGACAGAGCTAACGTAGACATATCATACTCCTATAATCTTATGAATTTCCCAAGTATATGACCAATAAGAACCACCCCAACCGACATGCTCGCCGCGAGCACTATACTGAGGACCAATCTTATTGCCATACTTATAGACCGGCTGACCAGTCAGGTGCTCTGACCTTTTCACTATATAAAACTTATCAGAGTTCTTGCGAACCCATGAACGATGAAAACGTGAGAGCTTTTCGTCGTACCATTTATCATGAGTAGCAAAATGTTCATCTAGATTATTATGAACATCTTTTTCTGTAGGCTTACCAAACATATTAGCGGCTCCGCTTCTCATCCATCATTTCTGAAAGAATAAACTTAGCAATGTTCATATACTTACGGGCACGTTCTTGATCACCATGCTCCATCACATGCTGAGCATCTGAAAGAATTGACATCACTGTCATCTCAATTCCAGAAAGCTGAGTTGTAATTGAATTAATATATTGGTCATAGATGCTTTGTTGAT